CGCCATCGACGACAAACGTCTTCTCGCCCATAACCGCTTCCTCCTCGCCTATTTAGCGAGAAGTAGTCGAGGTGATCGAAGTTTGTGCTGCGAGGACAATCGCCTTCTTACGCGACTTATCGAAATATGAGGCGACCGTCACATCGACGTCACGCCCTTGCGAATCTATTCGTAAGAGTCGCTACGATTCGTCGGGCGAATCTTCGCAAAAGACGATAGTTGATCGTTGACAAATCGTCGTACACGGTGATACACTCGACCTAGCAGGAATGTCTCGCTGTTCCAACGAATCATACACGAAGCAACACGCAACCATCGACCTGAATCGAGGAGGAGTCGCTATGGCTCACGCATCGCCGCCGGTTCCGGCATCGTACCATGCGATTGTCGAACGACTAACCGAAGCCATGCGTGTGTCCAAGCGTGATCTACCGCTCGCCCGTCGCATCATCGACGACGAGCTGACGGTCAGCGACGCTCCCTCGACGGTCATCACGTACTGGAACGCACATGTCACGGCTTTCGAGTATCCGAGCCGAAGCGACGAGGCGTTGAAGGCGATTCTCGCCGTAACCGAGTGTCCCGTCGAGGACGTCGAGACACACGCGAAGGCCATCGTTCGTGCCTCGTATCTCTCGTACATGCTCGGTGCCATCGGCGAGATGGAGCGCGTCAAGGTCGTGGCTGATCGCTTTTTCGCTCTCTACGATTTCCCCACGTTTCATGCGCTCCACACGTTCAACGTTGGTCGAATCCTCATGGCGACAGGCCGTCTCGACGAGGCGATCGAAACGATGAGCGTTCTTGCGGTGTGCGACCCAAAGAGCGGCTATGACGGCTATAAACGATCAGCAGCGGCTCATGTGGGTCTATGCTGCGCTCGGCTCGGCTATCTTGACGACGCCAGGCGCTGGGCTGACTTAGCCGAAAAGGGCGAAGGTGCGTCGTCTGTCGAGTGCTGGACGAAGTTCCTTCGTGGCGTCATCGCCATTTACGAAGGGCGCGTCAACGACGCTCGCGCTCCGCTCGACCAGGCGTACAGGCTCGCGGCAGGGTTGAAGGAGACGATTACAATGGGTGAGATCGCCCTGTATCGCTGCTGTGCGTACAAGGCGATCGGCGACATCGACTCGTTCTGGCTCGCCCACCAGCTCGCCATGCTGCTCTGCGACAACGGCTCGCCGTACCTTCGAGATCAACTCGACATGGTAAAGCGAGGCGTGCCGAATATCGAATAAGGGGGTAATTCGATGCACAAGGTTTCGATCGTCGCTCTCGTGCTTCTCGTCGTCTCCGCGATCGCCGCTCCGATCGTCTCCGCTTGCAGTAGCGGAGGCGGTCCCGACGCGTGCTTCACGGCTAACGTCAAGGGCTAGTCGCCTGAACCGACCATAACGACGAAGACCGCTTGGAAACGCTCCAAGCGGTCTTGTCGTTTGCTATAACGTATGATTGCGGCTAGATACGTTGACATGGTGTATAGGTCGATTGGCGTCACATCAGCGACTCGACGTCTCTGCGCTCCTTCACGAACCGTTCGATCAGTCGCTCGACGTCGCCGGCGCTCAGTCCCGACTTGATCGCCTTCTCGATTGGATGCGTCCAATCCACGTCTCGCAGTGTCTTCGGATCGCCTGACTTGAACCAGGCGATCGGCACGTCCAGCCACTCGCTCAGGCGCTTGATCGTCCCGTCGTTGACCGACGTCGTTCCTGCGCCGATCGCCCGAATCGTCTTCTCGTCGAGGCGAAGGACTGACGATACCAACTCGCACGTAAACAGACGGAAGTCCGTCGCACGCGCCATGTCGAGCGCCTGCGCGACTCGTGCGGTTCTCGTCACAGTCGACCAGTCACGCCTGGCTAACTTGGCGCGAATCTCGCGGCGCGTCTCCTCGAACGCCTCGCTCCACATGCGGCTAGAGCGACCGACGATCCAGGCGGTGTTGATGCCGAGCCGGTCGCATACTTCGTCGGGTGTGCGTATCTCGCCGCGCTGCCAGCGCACGGCTGTCGGATTGGTGACGCCTACAAACGCGGCCAGAGCGTTGGCCGACACCTGATCGGGGAATCGCGGGTTTACGAATCCGAAGAATCGCATCATCTCGTCCATGCGCTCAACCTGCGTTGGCATCGCTGTCACCTCGTTCTGTGGGCGTCTTTACTACGTATTATATCGTCCTGATACGATCTTAACAAGCGAACGTGCGTTCTATTTATCGATGTTAACGTAATCTTTATGTTTCCATTTACGAAAAGACGCTTAGGCGCATGACCGTGCCTAAGCGTCTATTCGACTATGCCGAGATCCTTCATCGCTTCCTCGAATCCTGCGATGAACGCATCGCTCGAATCGACCGGAGCGACTAGATCGCCGCCAACGTCTACTGCCTCGCAACAGGCGATGTATCCAGCGGTGAAGTCGCGCATGTACGCACGATCGCCGAGCAAGTCGGGTGATGCGTTGAGGAGACGCTTAAGCGCAGCCGTCGCAAGAGCGTGGTTGTCGGACATAACCGTCTCCCCTCCTCGTTAGGTCGATTGTAAGCGATTGTCAGTTGTTGGTCAACGGCGTCTCCGCGAGTTTGCGTCGGAACGCCTTCGTCGTGTTCCGGTCGTTCAGGTCGAGCCTGCCGTAGTCGATGTGCTCCATCGCGCCAAGGTTGTACGCGATCACGTCGCCCATAGCGACTTCAACTTCGTTGATGTGCGCATAGATGCGCTCGTCGTCTGAGTTGTCTTCGACGCAAACACCGATGAGTTCGCCATTCTTGGTTACGAAGTGGATCGGGTGGTACTCGGATGAATCGATTTTCGCCATTTACGCTTCCTCCTCGCTGTATCCGCTCGCCTGAATCGCCGCGTTCCAGAACGCGATCGAAAGGTCGCTATGGATGGCCTCATTCGCGCCGTAAATCACGCACTTGGTCGAGTCATTGAGCGTGCGCAGGAACCGGACGCCTTGACCGCCGATGTACTTCGCGATTCCCTTCGCCAACATCGCTCCATCACCGACGTAATCGGGTATGTGACCGCGATAGGCGGCAACGTGCGCTTCAATGTCGGCCTGGTACGGTTTGCCGTGTCGGTCGTCGTAAAGGCGATGACCGAAGTTGTCGCTCTCGTACGTGATGCGGTGGAATGAACCGTTCCATTGATACGTGCGCACCCACACGTCTCTGCCAGCGCCGCCCCAATTCGCTCCTGCGCCGTGACTTCCGCTCTCGACCGCCTGCGAGATGTCGTACTCCTTCGTCGGCTCGACGCTTCCGCCGAAAACGTGAACGTGGATCAGCTCGTTGAGAGTCGTGGGGTCATCGATGATGCGGCTAGTCACGGCTAGATCGTCCTCCTTCGAATATGCGGCTAGTCGTAGTTAGTCGTTGGAGCAATAGAAAATGCGGCTAATTGAAAATCGCGGCTAGTTAAAGTTGCGGCTACGCGGATTTCGAAGAAATCGCGGCTAGATCGCTTCATTCGTGGCTAGAGGCGCTTGCACCGCGCGGGTCGGTTAAATCGCGAGCGGGGCGAGGTCGGCCAGGGCGATTCGCAGGAGTCGCCCGCGCCTTTCGTCGTTCTGGCCGTCGCCCTACTCGTTCGCCTCGATGTAGGCGATCAGCAGCGGGGCGATCGTCGCCTGGTCATCGGCGGTGATGTTCTCGGCGGGGAACATGCGGGAGAGATCGGCCACATACGCCGTTACCGCTTCGGCGGGAGTCGTGCGACCGTTTCGGCGAGAGTACGCCATGAAATCCGCGACCGTCTGCGACCCTACGAATCCTTCCCACGCTTGAGCCGGCGTCATGCGATCCTGCGCCATTATCGTTTCCTCCTTCGTGTCGTTCGCCTTTGTCGCCTTGATCGTATCACCGTATACGCCGATAGTCAAGCGTCATTTTCGAGAATTTTTCGTGCGACGCCTAAGCGAGATCCTGCGCCTACATTACGGTATAGGCGCCTCTCGCTCTAACCGTATCAAGTCGCCTGCCATGCGTCAAGAGTCGGGCATCATCGACGCCGGCGCCTTGCTGCGATCCTGGCGAGCTGGCCGCATGGCATCGGTTCGGCACTTCTCTCGCTCCTATAGATGAAGCGAAAAATCTTCGTGCGATTTTCGCAAAAGGCGCTTGATCTTCGTATGAGACGGTGATATGATCGTTTCAAGCGAAAGAGCCGTCGTAAGCGACGGTCAATCGAAAGGAGATGCGAGGGATGACGCAAGGTCAGCATGTGACGATTAAGGCGGGATGGGGCGCAAAGGTCGAGCTGTTCGGTCAGTTTAACGATTGGATGCGCTTCACAACGGATACGCCTGCCGAGGTTGAGCGAGTGCTCCCGAACGGCGACGCGATTCTGCACGCAGAGGTACGCGGAAAGCGTACGCGTATCCTGGCGAAGTCAAGCGCCATCGTTCAATAGCAAGGAGGCGCCTGCCCGATGACAACGACTCACACGCACACCGTCCGTCTCATTCTCGCAAACGGCGCACAGTACCACGAACAGATTCGAGCTGCATCGCCTAACGTCGCTCCGGTCGAGCTGGCGAAGGCGAAGGGGTACGCCAAGAGCGACATTTACGTGGCCCACGTCAACGGCGTCAAGGTCGAGATTCGATGACCGAAACGCCTTACCGCCGTCCATCGACCGTCACGCCTAACCTATCGACGTTTCACGACGCATGGGAGGAGACGAATAAAGCGCCTCCTCCCGTCCGATCGCCTCAAGCGCAGACATCGACGCCGCCAAAAAGGGCGGAAACGATCAAAGCGCCGGCCACGCCTCCTGCGATTCCAGAAGCGACAATAGGCGCGGTGCGCTTCACGTCGCCTCCTCCCGAACCAAACGCTCAAGGCGTCATAGCGTCGACCCTGGCGCTTATCGTGGTCATAACGTGGATTGGACGAGCGATATTTACGAGGAGGAAACGAGATGTATTCGGCATTCGAGTCGTTCAAAAAGTATCGCGTCACAGACGTCGCTACCGTCGAAGAGTTTCTCGCACGGTACTATAAGCGAGATCGCTACACTGGGAGGGGTAACGAGTACGCGGCGATCCTGCTAGAGTCGCATACACGCGACTTTGAGACGAATGGATTCGACATCATTAGCCACCACGATTCCAACACTGGCGAAGTTGTTTCCTTCTACGGCCAGAACGACTAGACCACGCACAAGAGGCGCCTCCCCATCGCAGGTTGGCGCCTCTCTCACGTTCCATCGAAAAAATCGTAAAATCCCGCTTGACTATCGTCGTATACGGTGATAACGTAGGAGATGGAAAGACGAACGATGTGAGACGAAAGGGGCGACGAACATGCTACGAGATCCGCTAGGCGATCGCATCGACTCCCGCGCATGGTTTGGCGTTGACGGTACGCTGAAGGTCGATGAGAACGAGGTCAAGCGCCTACGGCGTGAGAGTGATGAGATCGCGGAGATCATCGCACAGGCGACGAAGGGGGCGTAAGGTGTATGAAGCGTGATCCATCGATGCTTTCGACCCTTCTCGCCACGATCGCCAATCACGTCCAGCCGCGTGAAGCGATCGCAGACAAGCGACTCCTAGACGCTCAAGGCGTGGCATCGATCCTGGTTCGTGAAGGCGACGGCAGCGTTTCGGTATGCGTGTTGGCGTGGGATGCGGCAGAGGCGATCGAGGCGCTTGAGACGGTTAAGACGTTAAGCAACGGCACAAACGACAAGGAGGCGTTAAGCGCATGACGGTCTACAGCAGCGGCAAGACGATCAAGGCGAAGACGAAGCGGCAGGCGATGGAGACGGCCCAGGCGTTGGCATACGAGAATGGCGGGGCGACGGTCTACAACGGCAAGGGTCGTCCGGTTATCGCCTACTCGTACACGCGTGGTGTCGGTCTATCGTACGTGACGTGCTAGGCGAGAGGAGAAGCGAAGATGGCGAAATTCGTTGTATCGATCGAGACAGACAACGCAGCGTTCGAGGATGCGCCCGAAAACGAGATTGCTCGCATTCTGAGCGAGTTGGCCGACAAGGTCGAAGGGCGAGGAATGGCAGTCGTAACGGTCTTCGGTTCGCTGACCCTGCGTGACATTAACGGGAACATCGTCGGCAAGGCCGAAGTGGTCGATAAGTAAGCGAAGATAAGACGCCTCCAATCGCTGGAGGCGTCATTTTCGTTATCTCATCGACCAGGATCGCCAAACCACATTATTTGTCAATAATCGCCAACCCGCAAACCCGCCTGTAGAGCCAATCGATATACCCGACTACAGGCGTAAGAATTGCCACAATCGCCTACAGCCGAAAGGGGATACCCACGTATAGGGTCGATGGAAAACGCCTCTCCTAGCGCCTCATACGAAGGAATACGAGTGCAGGCGTCGTAAGCGAAGGTGAGTCGCTACGGCGCTTTTTCGTTGAGGCGGCACGACGTTCGAATGTCGGCACAGATCGACCAGGTAGCGACTACATAGCGGTATAGACGCCCCTCAACGTAACGCATCGACACACAAAGCGACCGGCCACGCCTGCCCCTTTGGGGCGACGTATGGCAGGCGCTTAGTCGTCTGCGATCGTGGGGAGGCGTCTATTTTGCGTTATAGGCGTTATCTATCAAAACGTATCGATCGATAGATAACGTTAGTTTCGACTTCACTTAACCTTGTCGCGAAAAGGGCGTTTTAGATGCCCTATATATGAGAGGATCTTTTAGCGAAATCCACCAATAGGCATCGGCAGGGATAGGCTTCGCGGGCCGACAAGCGACAACCCCAATCGCTTCCCTGTCGATTTAATCACGTATGGGGATAGTTGGCGAAAGGGGATCGCAGAATGTCGGGAGTGTTCGCAAAGGTCTATGTATCGTTTTGGCGATCGGGATTAGGGGCGAGATTGGGACCGGACTGTATCGCGCTTTTACTCGTTCTGGCGTCGTACATGAACAAGGAAGGCGTATGCTGGCCGACAAAGAAGCAGTTAGCCGATCAATTGGGCGTGAGTGAACCGACTCTAAACGCCTATCTACGCAAGATGCGCGAGTTTCGATGGAACGGCAGACCGATCGTAACCGTCGAGAGGCGCAACAACGGTTCGTACGGCAACAACGTCTATCGAATCGCCGATTGGTGCCAGGTCACGATATTCGGCGCCGAACCGAAGAGAATCGACCCTGATACGACGCCGGTCGTTCGCAACGTTGATCCTGCGAACATCGAGAAGGCGAGACGGGTGAGGAGGAAGCGAGAAGGCGAACCAACGTAAGGATTCTTACGCTACACCCGTAAGGATTCTTTCGGTGGATACGTAAGGATTCTTACGACTAACTAGATCCAATAAACGATATCCATATAACGATATCCATAATATACGAGACGCTTTAGCGCATATCGAGACAAAGACAGATTTATCATCTACTCACTATCGTTCGTAGATGATAAATGATAGTCTATCACACATTTCATTCGATCTATGAAACATAGGGCATAGGGGCGGAAGAAGAAAGAAAAGAAGATCCAATAGGGGCAAGCGCTTTTTTCGTTCGTTGGCGACACCTGACGCTTATATTGCGACTACATACGAGTATAGCGCAGCGACGCCGGCCCGCGTCAGACCTTGTCTGTTGTGGCCGACGTACTAAACGCTAAGGGGCGCGTGTGTAGTCGTGACCAACGAACAGTTTACGAAGGAAGTCGCAGAACTTGAATCTAAAGCGAAGGGAATGAACGTTGAGAGACGCAAGAAGGCGACGAACGATTTGATTGAGCGATACGTACAGGCGCGAGGAGAAACGCCTTCCCCCGCGCTCTTAGAGCGATTGGCGAACGTGATCTTACACGACGATTTGAGCGATCAGACGAAGAGGCGCAGATCCAACGATCGACCGCCCATCTACACAGATGCGCAGCTCATGCGCCAGGGAACGAGATCCGACCGGCACTCTAAGGCGAAGAGTTAGGACCAGGCGAGAAATATTTGAAAAAAGCGTTTGGAGTTGTCGCGTTTTGGTCGATTTTGTCCCCTATATAGTGAGAGGCGCATTAAGTCGCCTCCAGCGATCGCCGATCGCATCTATACGACCTGGGGCGCTTCTCTTCGCGGGAGGCGCCTTCGTCGTTTCTCCGACGTGCTACCCCCGCCCCTACGATACCCACGTTTTATTTTCGATTGGTACGAAATAGGCGCCATGCGCTTTGGTCGTTCCGTCGTCGCTGCCGGCGTGGTCCTATGGACGTCGTTCGGCCACGTTGACGGACGCTACCAGGCGAGCTGATACGAGGATATGCGCATGTAGGCGAGACTGCATCGAGATACGTCGTATGGCATCGATAACGCGTCGCGCTAAGTTGCGCGGCAAGACGTCTCTTATCGAAAAACTTTCGCCTCATACGCTCATACCACGATATCGCATCGCTCAAACCTCGTATTCATGCGGTTTTGCAAGCATCATCGTATGAATGGCGTGGCATGGCGGTTTGTAGCGATTGGCGAGAATGGCGATATAGCGTCGTTTGAGGCGTCTAAGGCGCATGGAGACGTGCCACCGACGAGCAAGAGCGACCCACAAGCGCCTAGACGATACGCCAACTTGTCGACGCATTTCCGCGTTTTCGACGATACTTCACGCTGTCAATCGATGGAAGTCGATTACCTCGCTGCCAATCACGAACGCTGTCGATATCTCACGCCTAATCGTTCGGACGCGATTCTGATCGATGGCTATCGATGTTGGACGTGCCACGCGGAGGTCCGAAGGACCGAGCGGTACACCGAGTCTCGAAGAGACGAGCCTGTGCGATCGTGCGAGCGAAGCGAGTACGAGCCACCCTCGCCTGTCATTCGACTCAATCGACATGCCACGTCGCCCGAAAAATTTCGCGGCGTTGCGTTCTACATCGTCTTCCAATCGTTGGAAATCGCCCTTCTCGCTCACTATACGATAGTTCTCGCATCACCTTCGCATAAGGCGTTGACAATCATTTCCATCGCGTGCTATGATGTCGATACAGTCGCTTCCAACGATTCCCAACTCGACTAAACGGGCGGAAGCGATTGATACGACAACATAGCGAGGTGGTGTCGTTGAGAGTCGATTTACGTCTCGTTCTCTTTCCGATCGGCATCGTGATCGGCGTCCTGCTGTACTGGTCGTATTTACGATAAGGAGGCGTTTGACATGCGAAAGGCGTTAAGTCTCGTCGTGTCGATCCTGCTCGTCGTTCTCATCGTTTCGCCTGCGTCGGCTGGACAGCGCAGCGCTCGTCCGAAATCGAGCCTGAGCGTCTGCACGACCGCTGAAGGCGTTCTGATCTGCGGTGTGGCGGCAGGAGTCGTCGGGTCGTGTTTGTACGACGGAGCGAACTGTGCGGCGAAGGCGCGGTCGGCGACGTGCACGCTGGCCGAATCAATCGCCCCTGTACGCGAGAAGACGATCGAGTTCGCGGTCGGCGTGATGTTCCCGAATACGGTCAAGCGCACGTCGAGTTCGTCGTGTTCGATGGTCGGCGGGGGCGGTCGAACGAGTTACGGCGTGGCGCTGAAGTAGCGTCATAACAACGACATAGGCGAGAGGGGTCGGCGTGAAAGCGTCGGCCCTTTTCGCGTTGCAGCGTGAAAGCGACTTACATCGGCTACATCATCGCGGAGGTGTTCGTATGTTTCGACGCATCGCTTTTCTTACCGCTCTACTCGCTCTGGCGACGATCGCGCCGATGGCGAACGCTACCTCGACAATCGTACGTCAGGGACGCGAGGCGATGATGAACGTCGTCTTGGACGAGCTGAGTCGCATCGATGCGATCATCACGCTTCCAACGATGTCGGTCGCCTCGTTCGATACACGCGAGAGGGACGCGATCACGATCATTACGCCCACGCCGGTCAAGACGGTGATCGTCGTCGAGGAATGGCGATGGTGGTACGAACCGACGATCAGGCGGTTGAGCGTCCACGAATCGTACCACGCGCTCGCCGCTGAATATCGCTGGTCGCAAGACGAACGCCTGGCCGACCTATTCGCCGAATGTTATTCGAGCGTTGGGGAGCGTGCGGGGCGAGATTGCAGCGAGGTTGATCGGCTCGTCGAGAGCGTGCGATAGAAGCGAGGTGAAGCGTCGTCCTTCGAGGCGGCGCTTTTTTCGTTTGAGACGCAGACATCGCTCTCCTCGACTACATCGCTTTGAACGGGCGCGTAGTGCGCCTAGTCGATTTGAAGCGAGGAGGCGCGATAGTGGCGAAGATGGTCGATGCCCAAACGTATGTAATCGAGACGGCGAGCCAGTTCGAGCAGTTTAAGCGATCGATGGAAGCGAAGGACCGCTTCACAGGTTACAAGTGGTTTCCAGCGTCATCCTATCCGATGCTCATGCGAATCGTGAAGTACGGTTACGCGCCCGACTCGTCTGGTTTCGGCTCTGACCTGTTGGCAGGCGTCGGTATATCCGTTGAAGACATGCGCCTTTTGAACAGGGAGGCGCAATAGTGGCGAGAATCGTTGACTTACCGAAGCACGTCGTCGAGAGTGCGAAGCGGATCGCACAGATCGAGAACAGTAGCGAGTATTGGGCGTGGGACGACATCTTCGTATTTGAGCATTCCGGCGCGTTCTATCGTACTCGAAGCGTGTGGATTGCAAGCGCATTCGGGCGGAAATGGGACGGCGAGGATTACCCGAACCAGAAGGACACCGTTAGATGTGCGGTTGTTGTCCCTCGTGCGGTCGTGACAATCGAGTACGACGACGCACCTGGCGAGGAGGGCGCAGATGGAAGTTCGCTTCGTTGATCTGTTCGCGGGAGCAGGCGGTGCCACGGCGGGACTGAAGCGACGGCTCAAGCCGGTCGGCGCCGTCGAGTGGAATCCGATTGCCGCCGAGTCATATCGGCGAAACCACGGCGATCACGTCATCGTCGAGGACATTCGCAAAGTGTCGTGGCGAATGCTGATCGAGCGATTCGGACCCATCGACCACTTGCACTTCTCGCCGCCTTGTCAGGAGTTCTCGCCCCTCGGTTTACGAGGCGGTTGGGAAAGCGAGCGGGGCGGCTTGATGTGGGAACCGTATCGCCTTCTCCGTGAAGCCATGATCGAAGGGACACTTCCACGCACGATTGATATGGAGAACGTTAAGGGGTTGTCCTTCCGCCAGTATGCTGATGCATTTAAGGATTGGCGTTCGGCACTTAGTGGACTCGGTTATACGCTAGGTTGGCGGGTCGTTAATATGGCCGACTACGGCGTCTCACAGACGAGAGAGAGAGTGATCTTAGTAGGCGATATGGACGGAAAACTTCAACTCCCTGCGCCTACTCACGATAAATCGGCTTGGATCACAGGCGCTCAGGCGCTTGGCGTCGATGACAGCGAGCCGTTCCTGTGGGTCGACGATACGTACAACAAGCCGAGCCGTGACGGAAAGCCTCGTGTCTTCGACCTCTCTAAGCGGCCTGCGCCGACAGTCGACGCTCGCAGCGGAGGTCGTCCGAAGCTCGGTCGTCCTGGCGAGGAAGTCGCAGGTAAGCCTGAACACTGGGCGACGTTCCAAGGCTTCCCGAAGGACTACGCCTTCTACGGTAAGGTCGTCGAGCAGGCGATGCAAATCGGCAACGCGTGCCCTCCTCCGTTCTTTGCGATGTTAAGCGAAGAGATCTACGCAGTCCACGCCGAATCGAAAGGGGAGATGAGCGCGTGACCTTCGATGACGACGACACTCTCGCTCTCCTCGACCTGAAAGCGGTCGTCGAAGACGAAGCGCCTGATCCGATGACGACTGACGAAATCGACGGACCTCGCATTCGCGTCTTCGGCGGATCTACCGCTGACATCAATGAACTGATCGAGCGCATCGTCGAGACGCTTGAATCGGCCGGACGCGCCTGTTTCTCGCCCGAAGACGTTCGGGGCGCATTAACGGAGGTGTTCTTCGACGATGGAGACGCTTAGTATCGAGGTCATCATGATTCTGACGGTTGGACTCGTTGAGTACGGCAAGCGAAAGTTACCGTCGCTGTTCACGAGCGACTTGAACGCCCTTCTGACGATCGTTATCGCTGGTGCGCTCAACGTCGCCAACGCGCTCATTTTCGGCGGAAGCGTCCAGGCTGCGCTTCAGGCGGGTGTGATCGCCGGCGCGACTACGGCGGGTCTGTACCGCGCTGTGAGCGGTCTGTCGAAGAAGTCGTCGATCGACTTTAGCGAACAGGCGGTCAACCTCGCTATCTCGCCTGTAGGCGCGGAGGACGAGACGGAGAGCGAGAAGACGATCGGCTTTACGAAGTAACGTCGCGTGGCGCGGTTCGCCGCGTTTAGCACGCACCTGAACCGATACGACGGTTATGCTGTCGCCACCGAACGACTGCGCAACGCTAACAATCGGTCGGAGACGCAATAACCGATCATCGTCGAGGACGGAACAGGCATCCGTCACCACGCGAAAGCGCGTGTCACACGTGGCCTAGCGATTGGAAATGCAGATTGTCACCTGCCGACGATGACGATACAGCTCGCCGATGGGCGTGAGTGCGCCTGTGAAACGAGCAAAACGACGAGTAGGCGCTTCCCTTCGCGGGAGGCGCTTTTCTCGTCGGAGCTTGTGAGTGATTGAGAGACGGAACGGGTCGTCTACATCGCCGAAGGAACGATGGGACGGCCCTCTTGGGGAACGACAAGGTCACGTCCTTGCGGAACGATCGGACGACCTTCGGCGCTGGCGAACGATGCAAAAGCGACCAGGGCGATCATGGCGACTAGAAGCGATACGAAACGACGCATGGCGACACCTCCTTGTGAGAACCGAGTTTGAACAAGGGCAAGACGCGTGAGCGTCAGACCCTTCGTGGAGTCGATTTGGGCGAACCGCCTCGCTTGTTTATGGGCGAATCGTTCACGTCGTCGATGCGTTGCTTATCGCGCATGAGACGTCACGCCGTATTTCTGCGCCATGCGAGATGCGTCATTCAGCATCGCATCTGCGAGATTTTCGCAGAACGCCTTGCGATAAAGCGTCGATGCATGGAGCGTCATGCGTACGGCGGCGCTGTAGTCGTGGTTACGACGATAGAGCCACGCTGCGGTTGCGAAAGCGCTGGCAGCGTTGTAATGCGAGTTTGAAGCGGCGAGAAGCGTGGCGTGACGTTCTTGGGCGGCGGGGTCGAAGGGTCGTTCGGTCGTCGCCTTGAGCGCTTCCATCGTCTGGTCAAGAAGATCGCTCACGTCGATTCCTCCTCGTTGTCGTCGCCGTCGTGCGGGGTCTTCCAACTGTTTCCAATTATAGTCGCTTACGACGACGCTGACAAGCGAACGTACGTACTATTTTCGACAAATCGACGCAAGAGAAGGTGATTACGAAATGGCGAAGCAAAAGCGTGAGATCTTCGTTGACAAGAAGGTCCAGGCGAGGATTGACGCAAAGGCGAAGGGCGTCGACCCTGACGAGAAGGACGGCGAGGCAGGCGCGTGGTCGTCCTCTGCGGTCAAGCTCGCTTATCTCCTATGCGATCCGTCGATGCTTGGCGCCACGCAGGAACAGCTCGCGGAGAAGAGCGGGTTCTCGCTTCGAAGCGTCCAGCGGTATATGAACGAGAAGCCTGCGTTCAAGAAATACGCGCAGGAAGTCGCCGAGAGCGTCTATGGCGAACTATACCCGATCTTCGTCGCAGCGATGAAGAAGGGGCTTGAGGCGGGGAATTCGAAGTTCGTCGAACTTTTTATGAAGAGTCGCGGGATGCTCAAGGAAGTACGCACCGTCGAGGCTAACGTTTCGGTCGAGGACAAGCGTCAGGACGACGTCGAGAGCGAGATTGAACGCCTGGAGCGTGAGCTTGGCGGTGACGTTGTCAATTGAAGCAGGCGGAACGGCTCGCTAAGATCGAGCAACTGACGAGACTGACCGAGTTGTATGCGACGAAACGTAGAGCCGGCGAGTTGAAAGGCGAGGAAGCGAAGAAGTACGCGGAATATCTGCGAGAGCTGGCGAAGTGGAAGCGAATTGAGACGGGGTTCCAAGACATCATGGAATTCGCCAAGACGTACTGCATGAGCGAAACGGGACTCATGCATCCGTCAACGCCGTCGCCGCCGTTCCACTACGAGATTGCGACGGATCTTCGCAGTATGATGCTCGCGCCGACGACGAAGAAACTCGCGATCGCCGCTCCTCGAAGCCATAGCAAGACGACCCTGGCGAACAACATCTTTATACTCTGGTGCGTCTGCTACGCGGAGGACATCGGCGAGCGATACTTCGTCATCATCTCGGCCAAGCAAGACGGTGCTCGTCGCTTCCTCGATATTGTCAAGAACGAGATCGAGTTCAACGAAAAGCTAATCGCCGACTTCGGATCGATGAAAAATCAATCGCGATGGAATGCGATTGAGTGCGAAGCGAACGGCTGTCGATTACAAGCAGCGGGCGCAGGCGAGAGTTTGCGTGGTCTGCGCTACCTGTCGTATCGTCCCGTCGTGGTCGCAGATGATCTTGAAGAAGATTCTGACGTTTCATCGGAAGTGCGCGTGGCGTTCCTCAAGGAATGGTTCAATAAAACGGTTCAGCAACTGGGAACTCCTGCCAGAACGCGCATAATTTACGTAGGTACTGTTCTTTCGCAGAACAGTCTTTTTTATTCGGTTCTGACGGAGATGCCCGATTGGGACGTACGTGTTTACAGCGCGATCGTCGAATACCCGAATCGCCTGGATCTTTGGGAAGAGTACGCACGCATCCTCAACGATCGCGTTGAAGGCGACACACCGATAGAAGCGGCTCGCATCGCAGGTCGCAAGGCCGAAGAGTTCTATGAGGCGAACAAGGACGCGCTTCACGAAGGAGCGGTCGTTCTCTGGCCGGAACGCATGGGCTTGAAGGCGCTCATGACGATCTGGGCGACTAGACGGTCTAGCTTTCTTTCCGAATTTATGAACATTTGTGCCGACGCTTCGACACGTCTCTTCCGTCAGTGGACGTTCTATAGTCCCGAAGACATCGATCCGAAGGAACTCGAAATCGTCTTCTCACTCGACCCTTCGATGTCGAAGACGAAGCGAAGCGACCTTACGGCGACAATCGTTTTGGGGCGGTCGAAGAAGACGGGTTTGATGTATGTGCTTGAGGCGCGAGCAGTACGTGAGCATCCCGACGTGAGCGTTAAGTATCTATTCAACCTGACGAATCGATACAAGTTCGTCGATGGCTGCGCGGATAATACGGCCTTCCAAAGCTACTACAGAGAAAAGATCATCGAGGAAGCCGCGAAGCATCACGTCTATATTCCGCTTCGACCGTACGACACGAAGAATATCCCGAAAGATGATCGGATCAAGGCGATGGAACCCACGATTTCGAGTGGTTACGTGCGTGTCGCACGTCATCAACTCGACCTCTTGACGCAGCTCGAAACTTTTCCGAAATCTTCCAAGCGCGACTTATTAGATGCGCTTGAAATGGCCGTTTCGCTGTTCACGAAGCAGCGTAAGGTCGTTCTCGGCACGCTTGGAAGCACTTAATCGAAGGAGGTGAACGACATTTCCGATAAGCCCAACGTCCTCTATCGCCTTGCCGCTGCTGTCGATGCCTGGCGAGGGGTAACGCCTCAGAAGGCAGTCGCCTTACCGTTCTTCACTGGCGTCGGATACTCGCCTACAGGCGTTCAGGAGTCGTCTGGTACGCCGGCTCAACGTATCCCGCACGCGAAGTTGAAGAAGTTCAGCGAGACGCCGATTCCAAGGCGCTTAATCAACTATCTACGATTTTCCATCACGTCGCTTCAGTACGAACTTGAGCCGTGTGAAGGCGTGAAGTTGAACCGCAACCAGAAGAACGCGATCAAGCGATTCAAGCGCATGTGGCGATCGCCGAACCCCGACGACACGAACGAATCGTTCCTCGGTAAGATGGTCGACGACATGATGGTCGCTGGTTGGGGCGTCGCTGAGATCCGCAAGAACGACGGCAACGATGAGCGTCCCTACACGCTCTGGCCGGTTGACGGCGTATCGGTCGAAACCGACCTCGCGTGGAAGGGCGAACGTCGCAAGCCGCGATGGTGGCAATGGAACTGGTTGAAGCGTCCTGATAGCGAATCTCGTCGATGGGTTCCGTTCCGAAACGACGAGATGATGGTGTGGCGATACGTGCCGCGCACGTCGACACCGTTCGGTTTGTCGCCGATCGAGGTCGCGTTCGCCGAAATCGGCTATCTTCTCGATGCGATGGCGTTCGCAGGTCGAACCGCGTCGAACGCGCAGCCGAAGAAGTTGCTATGGCTCGAAGGACTCGACCAGGAGCAGATCAACACGATTCGCGCGTGGTGGAAGTCGGATATCGCTGGCGGCGGCGAGTTCCCGATCATGGGCGCTCCTGACACGAAGGCATCGACGCTCGAACTCGGCATGACCACTGATCAAAATTTATTTTTGAAGTGGCAAGAATTCTTAATCGCCGTAATTGCAGATGCTTTCGGAATTGACGTACAAAAGGTTAATCTGATCGTCGGTATTAACCGCTCGACGGGCGACACACTCTCCGATGCGACCGATTCCGTTGCAATCGAACCACTCGCGAACATGATCGAGCAGTACGTACAGAAGCATCTTCTGCCGCTGTTCGACCTGGACGAAGTCGTCGAGTTCAAGTTCAAGTTCACGACGAGCGTCAGCGATCAGAAGCAGATTGCAACGGTCAACCAGATCGAGCTTCAGGCGGATTCGATGACCGTGAATGAGGCGCGTGCGCGTATGGGTCGTGGACCGCTCCTTCATTGGAAGACCAGCGAGGATATCGGCGGTATGACCGTCTCCGCGTACCGTGAAGCGCTTAAGATCGCTGAGTTCCGCGTCAAGGGACTCGCTGGACTCGAAGAAGCGTTGAAGCGTTCGCAGGAACTCGCCGACGCGAAGACTGCGCCTACCAACGATGGCGGCGATGGTTCAGCGAAGGAGTTCGGCGAGAACGAGAACAACACGTCCGACGATCCGACGAAGCGTGGCGGGAACGGCGTCTATGGCGCTCCTACGCCGAAGGACGAGCCGCTTAATCGTGCCAACGAGCGCGAGAACGATTAGCGAAAGGAGGTGATGACAGACGATGAAAATCACGCTCCTAGCGGCTGATTCGCAGCATCCGAACAAGCACCCGTTTTGTGGCGTGCTGACGTATCTGAACGCTGCAAGCGAAAATCCGGTCGGCGGTGCGAACGGTAAACGCGTGTTTATCCCGCTCGAAGTCGGCGTGAATGCGCTCGACACGCTCGAAGGCATGGGCGTCAACGTTCGAGACGACCTGAGCGGCCACAACAAGAAGAAGAAGATCGGCATTATCGAAAAGGCGTGGGTAGGCGACCCCGACGAGACTGGCGCTGTGCCGGTTCACGTCGAGGGTTATTTGTTTGCCGCCGATTTCCCCGATGAAGTCGCGGATCTTCAAGCCGAGAAAGACGACCTCGGTTTCTCGTACGAGGCGAAGGCTTCGGGGGAAGTCGATGGGTCGATTTACCGCGTGAATTCGATCATCTGGACGGGCGCAACGATCCTCTATGCGAAGAAGGCGGCGTACACCAAAACTTCACTCGCCGCAGAAGGAGACAACATGACGCAGGAACAGCTCAAGGAGATGCTTGAGGCGATGGGCATGAACCTCGGTAACATCGAGGACATGCTCGCGATGTTCGCCGAGATCAAGAAGGCGCTTGGCGAGAATGGCGCGTATGCGTCGCTCTCGATGTATCTGAGCGCTTCAGCCGAGAACGCGACCAAGGTCGAGGAGTTGACGAACAAGGTCGCCCAGGTCGAGGCGGCGCTGACCGCTTCCAACGAGAAGGTCGAGGCTCTTACTAATGAACTGAACGCTGCCAAGGCGACTCTAAGCGCTTCCGCCGAGACTGACGTCGAGGCGCTTGTTGCGAAGGTTCGCGAGGCAGTTTCGGTCGTCAGCGTCGAGCAGTACGATGCTCTCAAGGCACAGGCTGACGAGATGAAGACGAAGCTCGACGAGCTGACCGCAGAGGCGGCGTCTCAGGCGCAGTATGAGCGCAAGTCCGTCGAGTTCCCGATGACGCTCTCAGCGCACTACAAGATCGAGGAGAAGGACGATCTTCAGGCGTCAATCGCTGAGATCGGCAAGCGCGAAGACCTCGATCCGGTTGCGAAGTTGACGGCCATTCTCGAAGCCGAGGATCGGCTGCGCAAGGCGAAGTAGTGACGATAAGGTTCGCTAACAAGCGCTCTCATCGCGAGGGCGCTTTTTTCGTGTCCGAAACTACGAACACATGGAGGAATCGCATTGTCTCGTGCTAATTTCGTAAGCCTCGAAGCCGCTGCATCGTTCGGGACGGGCTACATCCACATCGATCAGTACCAGGACGTCATCAACGACATCGTTCGCCGCTCCGGTATTCTCGGTCGTCGCATCCCGAACGTACAGGCGACTGGCGCTCTGTCGCAGTGGTTCGACCAGACGAGCATCACGACTGCTGCGTTCGACACTCGTGACGCGCTGAATCCTGCGGTCGGCGCCGCTCCGAATCGCGCACCTCGCTCCGTGCTTATCAAGGCGATTACTGGTCGCGTCCAGTTCGGCCTGTTCAACCAGCAGGTCGCTGACATCGGTATGAACCGCAACCTTCAGGCGAAGGACACCGTTGACATGCTCAACGCCGTTGTTCGTACCCACGACAAGTCGCTCTGGCAGGGTACTGACGTCGTGAACGGCTCGCAGATCGGCGACGGCACCACGCTTCAGTACGTCGGACTGCCGAAGCAGATCACGACCGCCACGAAGGTCATCGCCAACGGCACCGCCGTCGTGCCGGAGATCCGCAAGGAAGTCGCTCGTATGGTCGCTGACCCTGACGTCGACGTTCGTCCGTCTGCTGTCTACGTCCACCCGATGCTTCAGTACATCATCGAGGAGGAGCTGAAGGCAGAGAACAACACCATCGCTCAGGTCGAGGTCGTCGCTGGCACGAAGGTCAACGCGATCATGACCGCCGCTGGTCTTCTTCCGATCATCCCCGACTTCGACCTACTGGAGAACCCCTCGTGGGCCGCTGCCGCGCCTGCTGGCGAGACGGCTTATCCGTTCTGCGTCCTAAGCGAGTCCTACCTCGAATACCACTGGGTCGGTTCGCCTGGCATCCAGGTCTTCACGCTCGGCGAGGTTTCCGATCTGAAGACCGACGTGGTAGCCGTGAAATTTGGCGCTCCAGTCGCCAAGCTCGGCAACAAGGCCCATCTCAAGGGCGTCGTCCAGCGCACGACCCTGTAATTGATTTCCAAATAATTGCGTGGGGAGCGTCTAACCGGCGCTCCTCTTCGCGTTGTGCGTTTGCGGGAGGTTGCGCTACTTGCCGTTTTATGTCTACGGTCTAGCCGAGCCTGACGGGTTCATTCGATATATCGGTCAAACAGTCGATTTGGAGCGCCGATATCGAAGGCATCTTCAGCCGTCCAATCTGGCTCGTCACACGCACAAGAACCACTGGATCAAAAAGATGCTCCGTGACGGTCAGAAACCAATCATGATCGAGCTGGACTGCGTTGAAACCTACGAAGAGGTAATTGAACGCGAGATATACTTCATCGCGTGTTACCGGCAGTTGATCGGAGACGCGCTTACCAACTCGACTAGTGGTGGCGAAGGCGTCAGGGATTTCGTGCAGACCGAAGAGGGACGGGCGAAGATCAGCCAAGCACTTCGCGGCAACACGCATCTGCGAGGAAAAAAGTTCTCGGACGAGACGAGGCGACGCATGTCGGAGGCCCACAAGGGGCAGCGCCATACCGAGGAGACGAAAGCAAAGATGCGAGGCAACAAGAACTCGCTTGGAGTTCGTCCGTCTGCGGAAACGCGTGCGTTGCTGTCTGAACGGCGTAAAGGCCGAAAGATGTCAGACGAAACTCGCGCAAAGATCGCTGAGTCGCAGCGGCAGCGTTGCGCTAGGCGTCGCGCAGAACGACAACAACTCGCTTCGTCCGAATCCGCCTCCTAACGCCCTACTCGAAAGGAGTACGACATGGCTCGCAAGACCGCACAGCCGAAGGCTGACGCTCCTGACGCGACTCCGATCGCTGACGATGCGCTGACCCTCGACGCTGTCACGACTAATGCGACCGCCGACGACTCTCTCGTCGAAGTCGCCTACCACGACGGTTCCACGTTTACCTTCGACCTGCTCTACGCGGGTCGTCGCATCGCCTTCATCGACGGCGTCGCTCGTGTTCCACAGGCGCTCGCCGACGATCTTCGCGCGAAGGGATACGTCAACTAACGATGCCAAACGACACCTCGCCTAACACGATCCTCGCGACGACGTTGTTCGAGCGTGCGATTGGCCGACGCCTTGCCGCCCAGGTCTTTGAGGAGACGACGCCTGTACGATCGTCCACTGGACGGCTCACGCACGCTCCCGTCGTTGCGATCGAGGGCGTGAAGGCGAAGGTAAAGGACCATCCGTTCAGCGACGTTCTCGGCGAAACCGACTGGATCGACATTCCGCTCTCTCACGTTGAGGCGAGGGGTGACGTGTTCCTCCTCCCCTCCTCGCTTTACGGCGTTCCCTACAACGTTGCCCACATCGCCTATCGCGCCGGCTTCGACGAGATGCCCGACGACGCACGTAGCGTCATAGACGAAATCGCGTCTCTGATCGACCGTGGCGAGATGGGCGAGTGGAGCGGCTTTGACGCGCTATCTGACGAATCGAAGAACACGATTGCTCGCTATCGAAAGGGCGGTGAGCGATGGCTTACGTAACTCTGGACGAGTTTAAGCGCTCGCCCGTTCATGGCATCGACTGGAATACGCTTGACGACTCTGACGACCCGATCGAGGACGAGAACGCTTTGCAGACGATTCTAGACGTCGCCGAAGCGTGGGTGAACGCTCACGAGTACGTCGGTGTCGATACGCTGGAAACAGCAACGCACACCGAGCGAGTCGTGGCGTACCTCGACCGCAACGGCGAGATTACGATTCGTCCTCGAAACTTCCCGCTGAACAGCGTGACGAGCGTCAAGTATCGCACGTCGCCTCGGAGCGACTGGACGACGCTAGACGTCGACCAAGACGTGGAAACGCTCACCAATCGCTTCATTATAAAGGGCGACGGATGCGTGTCGTTCGCCGCGCCGCTGCACGACCTTGTCGGTTACAGCGGCTTTAACTACGGCTATCGATCGCCTCACGACATGAACGCCCTGCGCCGCATCCCGATCACCGTCGAGTTCACGTATGAGGCGGGTTATGCGACGATTCCGCCCAACGTCAAGCAAGCCGTGATCTTCTACGCCGCGTCGATGATTAAGCGTCGTGGTTCGGCGTCGATTTCGTACGACGGCGAGACGCAGGCGTCGATTCCTGGTCCTTCGCGCCAAGCCGACGTCGAGGTCGCCGAGTCGCTGCTGAAGTCGCTTCGGAGGGTCGTTTAATGATCGACTTCGACGTGCGATGGGACGGTCTGTCGCAGGCGTGGATCACGTCGTTCGACAATCGCTTCAAGTCGGCTCTGCCGCATTTACTCGCTGACCTGTCGGTCGAGTTCGGTGAGGCGGGAGTCGCGTTCATCAAGCCCGAAGTGCGCGGCAACGGCAAGTGGCAACCTTCGACGGGCGAAACAGCGCGTGGCATCGGCTACGAAGTGACGAAGTCAAGCGACGGCTTCACGCTCAACTTCGTCGGAACGAACATGTCGCAGGGTGGAACGAAGCCGCGCAACATCGCGCACATGATCGACGTCGGCAACTTCTCCGCGAATCAAGTGATGAAGGCGAGTGACGTCGGCCTACGTGCCTTTCCGATTTCAGCGCGTGCAGGCGCGATCGGATGGTACTTCGCGGGCATTCACGGCATGGGACACTCGTCGCCCGAATACCCGAAGAACTTCAGCGAGAAGGGCGTCAAGGATCTTCACAGGCGCGTACCGCAACTTGCGGAACAACCGCTTCAAGACTTTCTAGACGAGTTGGTGTCGAATGTCATTCCGTAGAAGCGATTTAAAGGCGATCACGAAGACCGTCGTATCGACGGCTCGCGACGTGAAGCGCGTCTACACGACGCTGCCGAAGGAAGCGCCTGGTGGCGACATCAGCGTCCTCGTCCGGATTCCCGATTCGGACGAGTCGAGCGTGACGATGCCTCGACCGCTTGGGCGCAAGAAGGTCGAGTATGACGTCCATCTGATCGTCGTCACGGTCGATACGAAGAAGAACACGAGTGACGGCGAGCAGGCGTTTGAGGACGCGGTTGATGCGATCATCGAGGCGATTCGTGCGAATCCGCAACCCGACGAACGCGTGCTTGCGTTCGGCGTTGAACGCATTCGCTCGCACATCGACGATCCACGCGAAGTCGGCGATAAGGAATCGGCGTTGTATCGACGCGCCGATATCACGTTCCCCGTCGTCGTTCACGTCACTGGCTAAGGAGGCGTTCACAACGAAGAAGGTCCGCTATAACGGCGACGTCGCCGTCGATCTGCCGACTCTCGGTATTCTCGTCCAACCAGGCGAGGAGATCGAGGTCGGCGATTCTTTTTCTAACGCGCTGTTCACCGACGTTCCAGCATCGAAGAAGAACGCTAAGGAGAGTGACAGCGAGTAATGCCGAAGCTGAATCAGCTCGCGTATCTCGGTTTCGCGAAGGAGACGACGTGGGGCACAGGCGTCGCTCCGACCGTCTGGTATCCGTTTGACAGCGCCAAGCCCGACAACGTCACGAACACTGTCGTTGACAACGGCAAGCGCGGTCACATCACGAAGGACTACGCCGTCATTCCGACGACGAAGTCCGCGACGATCGACGTTGAAGGCAATCTGTACACGAACGAGATCGGCCACATTCTCAACGCGCTTCTGACGACTCGTGCGACCAGCGGCACATCGCCGTACACGCACGTCTTCAAGGCGAGTGAGACGCAGCGATCGCTTACCTTCCAGCATTTCAACGGCTCTGACGAGCGCCAGTACGCCGGCTTCGTCATCGACGAGTTGACGCTGAAGGGCGACGCCGAAGGCATCGTTACCGTCTCGTGGAAGGCGCAGGGCAAGAGCGGCACGATCGTCGCCAACTCGACTCCTGCGATCTCCTCGACATTGAGCGAGATTACGGGCGTGAACTGCTCGCTTACCATCGACGGCGCGGCCAACACGAACCTGTTCGGGTTCGAGGTCACGATCAAGCGCGAGAACAAGTTGATCTTCGGTGCGAACGCCACGCAGAACCCGTCGAAGGCGGCGCAGGGCGCGGTCGAAGTCACCGGCAAGCTCACGTTTGACGTCGAGGGCAACACGGAGTATGCGATGTACGACGCTCAGGCGTACAAGACGCTGGTCCTCACGCTCGGAACGTCTGCGTCGAACTCGCTCGTCGTTACGATGACCCGCGCCTTCATCGAGAAGGCGTCGTTCGACGACGGCGACGTTTCGCTTCGCGTCGATTGGGAAGTGCGCGGGACGTACAACGCGACCGACGCTGGCCCCGTCGCCGTGACGCTCAAGAACACGACTACCACGTACTAAGCGAGGACTGAACGATGAATAACGAAGTCCGAATCGATCTGCCCGAACTCGGCGCAGATCATTTTTTGTTGATCCGTAATCCGAAGTCGCTTCCGTGGGGTCTATCGCAGAAGCTCGCTGGACTCGCTGAGAAGGCGAAGAAGGGCGACGAACTCGCGAACATGTCGTTGGCTTCCGCCCTCTGCGTTGCTCTCGTCAAGGGCGGTCTGATCCACGATTGGGACGACAAGCCGATCGACCTGGCAAACCTCGACGAAGCGACCGTCGAGAAGTTCCCGACTGAGGCGGTTGTTGCCGTCATCAATCGGTGGGGCGAGTTGCAGTCGCAGGCGGGTAAGGTCGCAAAAAAGTCGTAGACCGCGTAGAGTCGCATCTGCGCGGTTATTCGAAGAACGTCCCGCCCGAGTACATCGAGTTTACGCTCTGCCGCGAGATGGGGTGGACGTACACGCAACTCAACGAACAACCGACCGAGAAGGTCGAGTTGACGCTGGCGTTCATCAACGCCGAGCGTAAGGACGCTGAGAGACGCAACAAGTCGAAGTAAAGGCGGTGCAGTTCGATAGCTAACGCTGAAGCGAAACTACGATTAGTCATCGAGGCGGTCGCCAAGAACGGCACCGCCTTTTCGTCGCTGATTCAGCAGGCGCAGAACGCCGGCGCACAAATCGGTCAGGCACTTGGCAAGGGCATGAACATGCCTGCGCAATCGAAGACCAACGACCCGTTCGAGGGAATCAAGCGATCGATCGAACTGACGCGAAGCGAAGCCGAACGTCTCTACAACGAGATGGCGACGAAACTCGGCAAGACGCTTGGTGTCGATATACCGCACGCATCGCAGGTCGCTTCAGGCGACTTGGCGACGTTCGCCGGTCGCGTACTCGACGCCAACGTCGCAGTAAAGGAACTCGACCCGTCGATAGAACTGCTCAATCGCCAGTTTGCGCTTCAGAACCTCCACCAAGCGTTTGACAAGCTGACCGAGTTCTCGAAGGCATTGTTCGAGTTGCTAGGCGAAGGCGTCGCAAAGTCGATGGACTTCGAGGAAGCGATGCTCAACGTCAAGCACGCGCTCATGATTAACAAGGACGTAGCCGTCGATTGGAGCGACACGGCTCGCTCAGGCGATCAGCTCGCGGCAGTCCTCGACATGCTCGCGAAGAAGTCGACGGAAGTCGCCTTGCAGACGAAGTTCAACGAGTCCGACATGGCGAGCCTTGTCGCCTACCTCGCTCAGAACGGCATCGACTCGGAAACGATGCTCGACGGCGCGATTCAGGCAGTCGCCAATCTCGCCCAGGCGACGAACGAGGACTGGAAGCCTGCCGCACAGGTGATGACGGGCGTCATTCATGCGATGGGCGACGAACTCTCGACGATGTTCGACGGCGACATGAACAAGGCGATGGAGCGCGTGACCGATACGATCACGAACCTGTCGCAGACGACGGGTGCAGAACTGCACACGATGGGCGACACGTTCAAGTACGTGCTGCCGATCGCGTCGGAGTTCGGCCAGTCGTTCGAGGACGCGTCGGTCTGGATCGACATCCTCTATCGTTCTGGCATTCGCGGTTCGCAGGCGGGTACGGCGCTTCGTCGCATGTTCACGTCACTCCTCGCTCCGACCGATGAAGCGGCAGACGCGATCGCGAAGTTGTCGCAGAAGATGGGCATGGGTTCGAACATGTTCGTCGATGCGCAGGGCAACTTGAAGTCGATGACCGAGATCCAGCGTCTCCTCTACGAATCGACGAACGATCTCAGCGATGCAGAACAGGCGCAGACGATGCACGCGATCTTCGGTCAGTACGCGATGCAGTCGCTCATGAAGATCGCGGGTGAATCGCCCGAGAAGTTCAAGGCGTTGTCGGAAGCGATCAACGCGACCGGAACGGCTCAGGCGAAGGCGAACGACTGGCTGAAGACGGGCGCGGGCGAGTGGCAGGTCTTCACGGAAAACGTCGACAACGCGAAGAAACAACTCGGCGACGGTCTGTTGCCGATGATTAAAGACGCTCTGACGAACATTCTCTCGCCTCTCAGCGAATGGTTCGGCAATCTCGATCCGCGCGTCAAGCAGGCGATCGCCGTCGCCCTCGCGTTTACCGCCGCAATCGCTGGACTCGTCGGCGTCATCGGCGCGGCGGTCACGTCGTTTGCGCTTATGCAGATCGGTCTTGCGATCGCAGGCACGTCGCTTGGCGCTCTCGTCGCTGCTGCCGCGCCCGTCGTCGCGATCATCGCAGCGATTGTCGCCGCAGGCGTCTTGCTCTACGAGGCGTATCAAACGAACTTCGGCGGACTTCGCGATGTGATGAACGCGATCTGGGGCGAGATCGTCGCGACGTTCGGCGGCGCGTATGAGTCGATCAAGGCGTGGCTGGAAGACATCGCTCCAATCGCTGAAAAGGCGTGGGCGAACGTCAAGCCCGCGTTAGAGGCGTTCATTCGATTCCTGGTCGACATTCTCGGTCCCGCCGTCGAGGGCGCTTGGAACATCATCAAGGGCATTTTCTCGGCTACGTTCGAGTTCATCGGTGGACTCGTTAAGACGTTCCTCGCGGTTATGGCAGGCGATTGGGACGCGGCGTGGGAAGGCATCAAGACGATGGTGAAGGCGAATTGGGACGTTCTTGTACTGATCTTCCGCGAGGCGTGGAAGGCGCTTGTTGATTCGCTCAACCTCGACCTAATCATGCAGGGGCTCGACGTGATCTATACGCAGATGAAGGCGTGGTTTGAGGCGCTTCCTGCGAAGTTCAGGGAATGGGCACTCAACGCTATGTCGATGTTCGCAGACGGCTTGCTATCGGGTCGCGGCTTGCTCGGATCAGCGTTGGACTCAATCGGAAACGCGATCACGTCGAAGCTCGGCTTCCATTCGCCGACGAAGGAAGGACCGGCCAGCGACTCCGATACGTGGATGCCGAACATGATCGACATGTTCGTCGATGGAATCAACGCGAACCGTTCTCGCCTCCAAGCCGCAGTCAACGGTTTGGCGCTCGACATGAACGTCGGCATGACGGGCGGTGTCGCCGCGCCGTCGCTGACTCCACGCGTTGGAGGCGGCGGGTCGCGTCCGATCAACGTCTACGTCACGTATCAAGGTGGTCGAGGCGACGACATCGAGAAACTAGCGCAGGCTGTCGGTCGGGCGGTCAGTGTCGTCCAGGCGTAATAAGACGAAGGGGTGGCGTGTAGTACGTCGCCCCTTTTCGTTAGGAGCGATGAACGATGAGCAACACCGTTTCCGTCACGCCTTACACGACGACTGCAACAGTCACGTCCTACGAGACGGTTGCGATGGTCACGACGTACGAGACGACTGTCACGGTAAGCGCGATATCGATTGAGACGGTCCACTATTGGTTGACGTCGCTACAGACGCTACGAGTCGTGCGGGAGGCGACTAGATGACGGCAGATTATACGATTAAGCGCGGCGATACGAAGGTAGCGCTGAAGGCGATTCTAGAGCGGAACGGCACGCCTGTCGATTTGACGGGCGCGACCGTTCTTTTTTATATGCGTGCGAAGTCGGGTGGTGCGATGAAGGTCGACGGCGGAAGCGTCTATTCGCCTGATCCGACGACCGGCGAAGTCTGGTACGTCTGGGAAGACGCCGATGTTGCGACGGTCGGCGATTATCTCGGCGAGTTCCGCGTGACCCACGCAGATGGACGCTTCGAGACGTTCCCGTCGCAGTCCTACGTTTCCATCGAAATCAAGAACGGCGCGAGGCGGTGATGGACGATTGAGTGCGAATGACAAGCCGTTACAGACGACGAATCAGACGATTCCTATGGGACAGTCGCCCATCCCGCAATACTACAACCCTGCGACGGACGCGTTTGAAGCGATCCAGGGCGATGGCGGCGCACAGAACGTTCGAGTCGAGGATGGCGCGAACGAGGCGTTGGGCGCGACGACTGACGCGGCTGCAAGCGACAGTACATCGTCCTGGTCGCTCGTGTCGTTGCTCAAAGGCGTGTGGGCAAAGTTAGAGGCGATTTACACGCGGCTAGGCGACACGCTCACGGTCAGCGGCACGGTCAACGTGGGCAATCTGCCCTCGACGACGACCATCGACGGAAGCGTGAGCGTGTCGAACTTCCCCGCGACTCAGGCGGTAAGCGGGACCGTTGCGACGAACACCACGATCGTGTCGCCCATCCCCGCAGGTACGAACATCATCGGTAAGACGGGCATCGACCAGACCGCTAACGGCGTGAAGAACGTGGACGGTAGCGGCACCGAACTGTTCACCGCCGCCAACCCCGCGAATGTGACGTTGCAGGCGAGTGCCGCGAGCGGTGCCGCAGTCCCGTCCAAGATCGTGCAGGTGGGCGGCGTCAACAGCGGCAACCTGTACGCCCTTACGCTGGACAGCGCCAATCGGCTGATTGCGACGTTGCCAACAGTCGAGGGGGCGGCAGGGCAAACGGCACCGGCGAAGTTCCTCATGCTAGGCGCTACGGACGGCACCAACGCTCAGGCGCTCAAGGTGGACGCGAACAAGGCGTTGTTCGTATCGGCTACAAACGTGGAGGGCGCGACAGGTTCGACTCCTCCGACTAAGGCGTTGCAGGTCGGCGGGAAGTTCCTCGGCACGCTTCAAGCGTTTGACTTAGTGCGGTTCACCGATAGAGCGGATGGTATTACGGGCACGGACATGGGTTTAGCGGTTGTCGCAGGCAACTACGCCTACAACGGCGCAACGTGGGACCGCTGGCGCAACAACACCGAGGGAACGCTCCTCGCGTCTGCGGCGAGGACGGCGACGACGGTTAGCCCCGATCAGACGAATTACAACCATTGCGGCGTTCTCCTGTACGTGAACGTCACGGCGGCAAGCGGCACAGGCGGTTTGACGGTGCGAATCGCAGGCAAAGACCCCGCAACCGGGCTCTACCGTTATCTCAACGTGGCGCCGACGGCGATTACGGCGACGGGTAGCTACCAATTCGCGTTGTCGCCGTCGGTCGCAGGTGGCAACGTGGCGCAAGCTACCTCTTTGCGTCTACCGCGCACTTGGCGCGTGGAGGTCACGGCTGGCGATGGTTCATCCTACACGTACTCTATCGGCTATGCCCTGAGCGTCTAAGGAGGCGATACACACGATGTTAGAGACTCGCTGGTACGACGACTGCGACCGTAACGCCTACCGCGTCCTCGTCATGGACCCCGAGACGAGCGGCGTGACGTGGGAAGCGATTGAGGCGATGCTGAACGCTGACCCGAAGGCGGTCCTCCCCGATACCGTCTACCGCAAGCGATGGGGGCGAGAGGAAGCGCCCGTCACGCAGGACGAGCATATCGCCATGTGCAAGGCCGAGACGTTCTTGCTCGCTCAAGCGGTTTTAACGCCAGTCGCGACGACGCCGGTACTACTGCGTTCCTGACGATGCCGTGAGTGCGGGTCACGGCTAAACGCAAAGAGCGACCTGACGCCTAAACGCCAAGTCGCTCGATACGCCACACTCCCGCTTGCAACATCGGTGTGGCGTATTCATCGTATCACACGATCAATATTCGTTTCAATAGGACATTCGTCCCATAAACGTTACGGGCGTCTCCTGCGATGGGAGGCGCCTTTGTCGTTTCTAAACGAAGCGCGGGAGCGTGGCAGCACGGTGACGCACATCCATCACGACGAAGTAGCGATTTATGCGCTAGTTCATCCGTACACGAGAGAGCGGCGGTACGTCGGTCAGTCAAAAGACATCAAGCGGCGTCTGCCTGACCACATTCGCTCGTCGAAGTCGAAAGCAACTACGTATAAGGAGCGATGGATTCGTTCTCTCCTGGCTGACGGGCTAGAACCGGATCTTGAAATTCTCGAAGTCGTTCCGCCCGGCGGAGACGCCGATACGCAGGAGATGTGGTGGATCGCTTGGGGTCGTTTGCAGGGTTGGCACTTAACGAACGCCGTCGATATTGTTGACGGCACGTCCTACCGAGTGAGTGAGGACGAACGGGCACGCCGCTCGGAGCGACTGCATAAGCGGTACGCTCCTCGTATGGCTGAGATGTTTCCAAAGATTGTCGAACTGTATCGTGAGGGAAACGGATTCCACGCGATACAGAAGACCTTGCGCGTCGGTACTGCTACCATCTCCAAAGCACTTGCGGAGGCTGGAATAGAACTTCAGTGCATTGGGAGGACGTGGAAGCAAAAGAAGATACGTGATGATGCCTTTGGACCGTATATCTCACAGATTGTTGACGAGTACAAGGCTGGAGTCGCCGTGTGGGATATAATCGGCAAATTCGGCATCACAGCTGGCACCCTCTACCAGATACTGCGGGAGAACGGAGTACCGAAACGTAGGCGTTCTAGCATGCCAGCCTGATTGTCTCTCCGCTCGTTTTTGAGCGGAGATTCGTCGCCTATCGAAGGGAGGAACGCTTCCATAGAAATCCTTCGACTTCTCGTTCGAGGCGTGGATTATGCGCCATACATCGATATTGCGCAGAACCCGCCGACAGCAACCGATCAATTGGAGAAGAACCAAAACTCGATGACGTTTACAGTTTACCTAAACGGCGAGGTAGAACCTCCACGCGCAGGGATGGAAGTCGTTTGGCAACGCTACGATCTCACAACTAGTACCGAAACGGCACGAGAATTTGGTGGGGTGTTGACGAGGGTTCGCGAGAAAGTCGAAGGCGCAACGCTCGTCTACGAGTGCGAGGCCCAATCGTATCAGCGCTGGTTCGACCGTCGCCTGGTCACGATGATGACGCAACAGCAACGTGCTGATACGACGATTCGCGAGATCGTCAATACGTATTGCGAAGGCTTCGACGCCGACGACATCAACGTTCCGATCGTCGTCCCTTCGCAGAGATACGAGTACCAGCGACCGTCGAACTGCATCAAGGCGATTTGCGATCAGATCGGCTACGGATGGTACATCGACTACAATCGCAAACTTCACGTTTATGCATTGGAACAACTTGAGTCGCCTCTGCCGAACAATACGCTTGACATCGACGACGACCTGACGAACTACGGTGATCTGGAGATCGAGGAAGACGCCGAGAACGTCTACAACCATTTCACGTTGCGCGGGTTCAAGATGCGATCAGATACGACGTTCACATTCCGCTATCAAGGCGACGGGACGACGACCCAATGGTCGCTCGGCTATCGCGTGTCAAGCGCGGCAGGCGACGTGACGTGTACGGTCGGCGGCGCCGAGTATGCGGTCAAACGCGACGTACTCGACGGGATTCCTGGTCAAGGAGGCGAAGAGGGCGTCTGCTACATCCACTTCACGCAGCACCTTATTCGCTTCGCATCGCCTCCAGCGGCAGGCGCTGAGATCTTACTTACGACCTATCCGCTTATCGACCGTACGCAAGGCGACCAGGACGACGAGAGCGTCGAGTACATGCGCGAACTCGAAGCGACCGAGAGCGGCGTTTACGAATACTCGGAAGTCGATAAGGCGCTCACGCAGTCAACGAAGCCTGCGATTCGGTCGAAGTTGCAACTCCTCGCGACCAAGTACGGCTTCCCGACGATCGCCGCTCGCTTCCATTCGTATACAAGCGGTTGGCTCGCCGGCCAATCGTTCATACCGATCAGCGCAAAGCGCATGGGCGGTACATTCGTCGGCGACGACTTATGGTTCGTATGGCGCGTTCAGAAGACGTGGATTCAGGCGTATCACGGCGGACCCGCGCAGATTCGATATGACGTCGAGTGCGCCGATAAGCCGTACACGATCACGTAGGAAGGAGCGTTCGACGTGAGTTTTCGCACGCAAACGCTTATCGGACTCCTCACCGCCCTCGACCGTCGCACCAACGCGACCGACGAGGACGTCGACGGCTCGAACGTCATCAAGGACACGTTCTATCCCGTCTCAGAACGCCTCACCACGTCCGATACGGTCGAAGTCGCCTACTTCACGCCGACAACGTTCGTGTGGGGCGACGGCGGCGTTACGACGAATGCGAATTGGGCGTGGGGTTACGGAGGTGTGTGGCAATCGTAGTTCACGAGGATAACGCAAGAGCGACCGGCTTCGTCACTGTCGAGGTGCGCGAGGCTGGTCGCTTAGTTTCGGAAGTGACGTTTAAGAATCGCCTGACGAACCACGCGGTCGCGTCAGCAGCGAAGTTGTGGGTCGATCAGTACGTCAAGACGCCTTCGCGCATTCGACTCGGCACAGGCGCTCCCACACCGCCTCAGACGAAACCCCTCGCGACCGATACGTCGTGCTGGACGCCTGCGAACGACACGCTCAAGTCGGTCGACGTGAAGGACACGTTCCTGACGACCTACTCGGAGTTCATCGTAAGTTACGCCCAAAGCGAGGCGAACGACCTCTCGTACACGGAGGCAACGCTTGAGGACGAGGATGGAAACGTATGGGCACACGCGATTATCAGCGCAACGAAGACGTCAGCCCAAACGATGGCCGTCATCTGGAAAGTCAGACACGAGGGGAATTGACAAATTCGCCACGGAACGAGGGGAACTAACGCATGAGCGCATTCTATCGAATTAACGTCGGCGACACGCCCATGCCGTCCGACGTGAACCAACTCGCCGATGCGTTGTCGGGCGATGCTGACGTAGGTGCAATCACCTTCGCGCCAGCAATCAACGACCCGTCGACGGCGATCGGCGTTGCGACGGCCACGGCGGGTACGTCGCTCGGCGTTGGAGCGTACCTGTACGCCGTAACGTTCGTGACTGGCATCCTCAAGGATGACGCCACGGTCGTTGTGAGCGGCGAGACGCTTCCGTCGCCGACCAAGAGCGTCACGACCACGAGCGGCAACCAGGCGACAACGCTCACGTCGATTCCGAACAGCGCAGATACGACCGTCGTCGCCAAGCGCGTCTACCGAACCGCCGTGGGCGGTGCGCAGCTCAAACTCGTTGCGACGATACCAGCGGGTCAAACGTCGTACACGGACACGACCGCCGACGCGGATCTCGGCTCTAACGCTCCGACGAGCAACACGACGGGCACGTACATCGACGGCGTTCGCATCATCAACGTGCCGACGCCGAGCGCTTCAGGCGACGCGGCGAACAAGGCGTTCGTCGAGGATACGCGAATCGGTCGGGGCACGTCGAACCAGTCGGTCGAGACGCACATCGGACTCGTCGAGTACGTCGGAACGCTGTCGGTCACGTACGGCTATACGTCAGGCCGTGTCTCGACTGTAACGTGGAAGGACGGTACGACGACGGTTCGCACAGCGTCATTCACGTACAACGGTAGCGGCGTGCTGACGACCGTCGTCGAGACGTTCGACGGAACGACCGTGACGACGACCTACGCGTACAACACGGACGGCACGGTCAGCGGTGAGACGAGGGTGGTGTCGTAATGTTATCGATTGATGTCGTCAACCAGGCGGCACTACGAAAGATGTTCGCGGTCAAGCAGATCAACGAGACGATTGGAACGAACCAGACGATGAGTTCGTCGACGTACGCGACCGCCATGACCGTGACGGGCGCAGGACTCGTCTACTCGATCAACTTCGTAAATGTCAACTCGATTCGCATTACGATTGACAGCGGAACTCCAGTTGAAATCGTCAGCCCACAGTCGTCGCTCGTCTACCCGCGCATGACGTCAGGGTTCACGCTCAATCTCGGAGGGCTGACGTTCAAGACGTCTCTTCTCATCGAGTTTAAGGGAACGGGTTCGGCTAATACGAACTACGCGATTATTTGGGGGGCGCAATAATGGACCCCGTACTCGCAGGACAGATTCAATCGCTCTCTCGCTTTGGAGCGCTTAGTGTGACGAAACTTCGAGTCAGTAGTGCCAACACAGGAAGCGATTATCAAACGGTCATCAACGTTACAGGACGCGGTTGGCTCGTCCAAATCGCCGCGTTCGGCGAAACCTCCGCTGAGAACGTCAAGCATCGCGTTACGATTGACGGCGGGACTGCGACCGTGATCGGCTTACACATTTCGCCCTTCTACGGGCAGGCGGCGACAACGTCTGGTACAGGCGCGAAGACGATGGCACTCCTCGTTCCATTCAACACGTCGCTGAAGATCGAAAGTGCGAACAGCGATGGTGTAGCGTCGCAGTTCATCAACTCGATCGTAACGTACATCCTCACGCCCTAACGAAAGGAGCGTCGTCCTTGGAACGATCACTCGTCTCCAAACCGTTTAACAGCGACGACCCAACGCCTGTGAACGTCGTCGTCGAGACGTACGCCACAGGCACGGTCGTCGAGTACCCGCTGCCGGCGCCTCACATCGCCCTCTCCGTTGACAAGTCGATGTTCATCGCTGACGGCGTTGACCAGGCGACGGTCACGGCCACGTTTGAGCGATGCGACGTTGTCGACGGTGAACTCGTCTGGTTGCGCGAGACGCCGACTGGTTCAGTCACGTTCAGCGTCAACCTTCGACCGACGACCGTCGAGGTCGGTCCAGACGGCACGGCGATTCTTCAGGTCGCTTCATCGACCACGCGCATGTTCCGAATCTCAGCGTCTCTGAGCGGCTACGGCGATGCTCAGACGACTGTAGAGGCGGTGTAGCGCGTGATCGAGATGAGCGAACAGCCAATCGACGGGGGCAAGCGCGTCGTAGTCAACGACACCGAACAGGTGACGACGATCACGACGGCTGTCACGCCTCTCGACACGCATCGAGTATTGATCGTCTTTGGCGAACAGCCGAAGGCGACATAGACGCAAAAAGGAGCGAGGTCAGCGTAGTCGAGGGACTACGCTTTTCATCGTGCTTGTCCCACGATGAACCTCGCTCAGTCGTATTGTATCGTTCCGGTACGTGAAAGTCAATCAACGCCAATATCGAGGGGATTGGTGAATAGTGGATAACGAGGTGAGTCGCCTGCTCGAAGCGTTGGAGCGACAGGTCGAGGAACACGATAAGCGCATCGGATCGCTTGAGACGCGAGTGACCGTTCAGGAGAACGACATCAAGTACGTGAAGGACGATTTGAAGGAGATCAAGTCGAATACGACGTGGATTCTTCGCCTCATCATCGGCGCGATCGTGACGGCACTGCTGGCACTTGTCATCGTCAAGGCGCCTGTTGCGAAGGCATCGACGGAGGTGAACGTCCATGACGCCACAAGCGTTCTTCGATAAGTTCGTTGGACCGTGCCAGGAGGCGATGCGAAAGAACGGCGGGTTCGCATCGGTGCGACTCGCGCAGGTAGCGCTTGAGTCGAATTGGGGCGAATCGACGCCCAAGGACGTAACAACGGGCCAAGAATCGTTTAACCTAACAGGCGTGAAGGGCGTTGGTCCCGCAGGAAGCGTCAAGGCGTGGACGAACGAGGAGATCGACGGGCGCATGGTCCGCGTCCTCGCCGACTTCCGCGCCTATCACGACTTTGACGAGCACATCGTTGAGCGCGATAAGATCTTCGCTTGGTCGAACTACGCGCTCTACAACGCTGCCAAGACGCCTGAAGAGGCGATTCACGGTCTTGTCGCCGCGCCGATGCCGTATGCGACCGATAGTTCGTACGAGCGTCAACTACTCGCCCTGATCGAGAAGTACGACCTGAAACGTTTCGATCGCCTTGGACCGTTCGTTGACGTTCCCGCCGACCATCCGTTTGCAAGCGAGCTGGCCGACATGAAGGCGAAGGGTTACGTCAAGGGCGGTATGGACGGCAAGTTGTCAATGAGCAACGAGAGTATCCGCGTTCTCGTCATCTGTCGCCGCATGATCGAAGGCTCGAAGTAAACGAATAGAACGCCCGTAACGATTCGAGAGCGGCATTACTCGCTTTCGCCGTTACGGGCGTTTTCGTCGTTTTCATCGCTTACGACGTCTATCTCGAACAGATCGCCGATCGCACAGCCGATGCCGAGCGACAGGCGCATGAGCGTCACATTATCGACGCCCTTCGATTCGTTACGAAGGAGTCGCTTACCGACGCTGTCGGGCACGCCGCACAGTTCGCGCAGTTGTCGGGCGACGACGTAATCACCCGCGCCAACGTTCCAGCCGCGTGAAGCGAGGAGTTCGCGTAGTCGAAAACGTATGACGTAGTCTTTCGCAAAGTCGACGATAGCGAACACCCCCTCGCGCTAATTTTACGCGAAGGGGCGTCGAGGGTCAAGCGATATTGACGTGGTGTATCGATTTTTACGGATTCTACGCCTTGCCGTAGATGCGCTTGATTCGCCGAATCAAAACGGGCGGAATCGCGAGGACGAAGAACAACGGCCAGAACGCCGCTTCGACGACTGATTCCGCGAATGTGTCACCATCGAGTCCCGCGTCAAAGAATCGCCAAATCGCCCCAACGACGTATACCGCTAGCAAGAATCCTGCTAGAGCGTTCATCGTTCCTCCTCGCTTTCATCGCTCATATACTCCGCGATCTTTGCGCACGCTCGTCCCAGCGTCGTCCTCACGCTGCTCTCGCCTACACCGATCGCCTCCGCGACCTCTTGCGTGTTCATCGACTGATTCACGACCAGGGCGACGACTTGCGCCTCTCGATCCGAGAATCGTACGTCGGCGAGCGCTTCGATCATGTCGATCGTGGCGTCGGCCAGCGGCAGATGCGCCTCGCGAATCTTGCGTTCCTTCAAGCGGTCCCACGCGAGCAAGAACGCCTGAACGCCTTCTGCCGTATGAAGCGGGTAATCTTCGTCGAGCCGGCGAGACTGAGCGTAGATGTCGCGTTTGACGTGACCTATGGCGTGTCACCCGCCTCGTCATCCACGAACTCAAGCGACTGAGCCGTAACCGCGCCGAATGAGTTGTGGCCGAGTGGACGACCGTCGACGTAGAGCGTCCTGCGAACGCGATAGACGTGATACCAATTTCCCGTTTTGCGATGTCGCAACGTCTGATCGATAAGAAGCGCCTCGATCGCTTTCCGCGTCTCCTCCAACGCCGCCTTGCGCTCCTTATGCTCGGCGAGCAGGCGATTGAGGGCGCTTTGGCGAGACTCAGGCGGTGTCGGCGAAGGGTCGATATTCTCGTCGTAGTAGACGCAGTTCTCGTGGAACTCGGTCCACTCCGACCAGCGTGGCGACGCCCATCCGTCGATCTTGACGAGGTATTGCGTTCCTTCCTCGTCGGACTCGCTTACCTCGATGATCGTTCCGACGCAACCGATGACCGCGCAACCCGCCGAACCGTCTCGTGCGAACTCGACGCGATCGCCGACCTTGTACGCGCTCATCGCCTCACCGCGCCCCCTTTCGCTTCTCATCGACCTTCTTCGCCAACCCACGCGGCGACTCGCTCAGGTACGTCTCAGGGTCGTCGTAGAACGCACTCGCGAACCCATCGACGACGAGCGCATCGAGTGCGTTGGTGATCGTCCAGCCATTGATCGTCGCCAACTCGCGGGCGACGGCGATGTAATGCGCGTCGATGCGATGCTGACGATCAGCGTCCTGCAAGCGAACGATCGCCGCTGCGAGGTAAATCGCTCCGTCGAGCATTTCCTCTAACGTCATCGTCGGCCAATCGTACTGACGATCGCCTGTCTGAACGCCGTGACCGTACGAGGCGAATCCCTTCGCTAGACGCTCCTCGATCAAGGCGATGAGGCGAGGATTGTCGTCGGCGGTCGTTGGGGTCGCAGGCTCGACGTATGGATCGAGATCGGCGTCGGAGACGAAGTAGAACGCCTTGCCGTCTGGCGTGTCGTAGGTGACGCAGTAGGGGCGTTGTTGCTCGACTTCGTCGATATCAACGATCGTGCCGACGCCCTTTTGTCGCTTGATCGTCACCTTATCGTTGACGGAGAAGCGATGGAGAGGCACTAGTTCGTCATCATTTGCGAACCAACCGTCCTTCCGCCACCCGCCGAGTTTAAGGGCGGTGAAAGGGGTTTCGTATCCTTCGAGATCAAGTCTAACGATCGTGCCACGAGATTCGTGCGACACGACTGTCGCCGACAGCGCCGTTTCCGGCATATTCAACTCGAACGACTTGAAAGCGGTGTTGAAGCGAACGGCGAAATCGCGGGTCGTCTGCACGCGCTGTCCAACGCTGAACTTCGACATCTACTCGTCCTCCTTAAATGAAGTACGGTTCGTTTAGCGGGTCGACGCGAACGGCGAGTACGGGTGTCTCCCGCTTACCTGCGTCTAACTTGACGGAAACTTCGTTCAAAGCGTCGGCCATCGTTTCACCTGAAACCGTAAGTCGCTCAGCCTCGCCGTCTGCGAAGACTACGAGTACCAACCAATCGCCCACCTTACGCATCCTCCTTCGCAATATCGTGCTTCACGAAATGATCGACGCTGACCGGAAACAGCGGCTTGACGAGGCTGTAGACAGCCGACGCATAATCGCGAATCTCGCTTTGAGCGTCGTGACCGAGCCGTTCGTTCAGGAAGTGACAGACGCTTTGAAGCGATGCCGTCCAATACCACGTCACGTACATCGCGTAGGCGGGAAGGAAGAGACGCGCCTGTTCCGCGCAGATGCCGCATCGCATCGCAGTCTCGTAATGATCGACCGATCGCGCGATGTGTCGCCTCAAGTCGATTTCAGCGATCGAGCCGTTCATCGGACTTACCGCATCGCCGCTTCCCTGCTTCTTCGACTCAGGCGCTGATCGCCATTCCGTCGCCTTGGGAACGTAGAACTGCGGCTCCTCCGTCACGTATCGCCGCGACGACTCATTCCACGCCCAAAGCGGATCGTCGGTGTAGTCGGGGATCGGAACGCCTTCAGGCGTGTGAAGCGACCCGACGCGATACTTGCGCCATTGATTCGCGATCATCATCGGCGCCTTAACCTCGAACTGAACGACGGCGTGTCGAAAGGGCGATGTGTGGCCGTGGTTGACGAGGAAGGCGAGAAGGCGTGCGTCGCGTTCGGTGAACGTCTCAGAGCGTTTTCCAAACGATGCCCTAGCGCTATTCGCCGGCGTTAGATCGCTGCCCATGTGGTCGACCAGGCGTACATAGCCGTGATCCAGAACCGAGATATGGCGATTATCAGTCGACATCTGTGTAAGCACGTCTCCTCGCGATTAAGTAGATACATTGACGAGTCACGCCGAATTCCTTCGCTACATCGGACATTCGCTCGCCGCCCTGCACGCGTCTTCGGATATCTCGCACCTGCTCGTCCGAAAACATAGCGTTCTTCGCTCGATATCCCTGCGCTGCACGCGCTTGTCGGCCAACACGACTGCGGATCACAGGATCGATGTCACGCACGTTGTCTGAGTGCGTACCGAGCGCAAGGTTCGATCGGGCGAAGTTGGTGCGTGTGCCGTCGAGATGACGTACGACGATTCCTGGCGCGAACATCGCCTCGCCGAAGAAGCAGTAGGCGGCGAATCGATGAGCGGGGATGCCGTACATGCCGCTGCACGTGATCTCCGTTCCACATCGAAAACTGATCGTCGGGTACTTCTGCTTACCGCGTAGGCGAATGTCCAAAACGCGTCCTTCAGGATTCAGGATCGTGCCGTCATCCGTCGCTCGATATCCTCGCTCGTAAGCCATGCGAATGATATCGTGGAACCGATAGCGTGCCGTGTTTACTCGTCCTCCTTCGTTGTCAGATCGTTCATCGCTCGTCCGACGCCTGCCTCGCGTAATTTCGGCACGAGTCGCAACAGCTCGTCCACGCTCATCGCTGCACTCGACCCTTCGGGTCTACCGTGAGCAGTCGTAACCTTCGCCTTCACACGCTTACCTTCGCGGCGCTCCGACCAGGGGCGATCATGTTGCGATTTCATGCGCTTATCGCCTCCATGCGAATCCCGTCGAGCCGAGCGACGAAATCGACGATGCCTTCCACGACAACATCGCCCATACGACGGACAATGTCGGGGTCGCACCGATCGAGGAGAACGTCAAGACCGCTTAGACCCGTACAGCCCATGATCGAAACGTCGCCCAGCGACGCTAACGACTTGCCCTGTCCTGCGCCTGGACGAAGCGGCTCGTCGTACACGCCTAGACGTCCAATCTGCTGGCCGACCGCCGCATCGACCGCGATCGTCCAGTACACCTCGCCTACCGCCTGAAGCGCAACCGCGACTTCACCGACTCGACCCGCGCCGACCCAGTCCTCCATCGTGCCGATGACCGTGACTTGATCGCCAAGAATCGCCTTGAGACGCGTTCCGACGTATGGGCCGAGTCCGTCGCTCATCGTCGGCGCGTGCCCAACGCCTACAACGCACAGCTTCGCATCGACAGGCATCGACAGAGTCGCTAGATAACCGAGTTCAGCCGCAATCTCCTTCGCCGCGTTCGGGTCGTCGTAGTTGATCCGCATAAGCGACTCCTCCTCGTTTCACCGTCGTTCACCAACACGTAGTCGCGAGGAGGTCGCTTCGTGTCGCACGCAACCGTAGCGAGCGTCCGTAAGGGCGAGCGAGGGCAAACGAAAGGAGCGCCGATCCACCGCCAGATCGACGCCCCTTTTCGCTTACTCGTCCTCTTCTTCGTCCTCTTCGTCTCGGACGTATCGAAGCGGATTGTAACCGCTCCACGTCTCGCCGAGAATCTTCGTCACTTCCTCGATCGCCTCGTTGCTCACGTCGAGTCGCGTCAAGTCGCTCCGTTCGAGCGTGCCGTGAACCTCGCTGTGCTTACCGAGGATTTCGCCGAAGTAGATGCGCTTGCCGATCGCCTCCTCGACTTCCTCGTCTGTTGCGACGAAGACGCTCTCAACGTCGCCCTGACGACCGCAGTCCCAATAGAACCGCCACAGACGCTTCACACCGCACCTCCTACGTCAGTTCAATTTCGCGAACATCTCCGCAACGGGACTCCGCACCGATCGCGTTACCACTCGTTCCTTCGGAACTCCGTGCAATCGTACATAGCAGACCAGGGCGACCTACTTCGACAGCCCTGCGAACAACTCGGCCACGCGGCTGCGAACGGTCTTCGTTAGCCGCATGTACCCGATTTCGGGATTGCCAACGAGCTTACCGACGATATCGCGTAAACCGTTGTTGGCAACGTAGGCATCGTTGAGGACTTGCTTCTCGTCGCCCTCGAACACGATGACTGCGCCGTGTGACGCCCGCGAACCGAGCATCTGCAATTGCTCGAACGTGAGCATCTGCGCTTCGGTAACGTGGATAAACGTTCGGCGCAAGTCTCGCCCTTGCATAAGGGCCGGTATGTCCCATTCGAGAGCGCCCTTTGAAACAAGATAGTCGAAGTCCTTGCGGCCATTCGGCAGATTATCGACGATCGCGTTCTGCCACGGCGCCAACTTCGCGCCCAAATCGCCTTTGAGATAGCCGATTTGAGGACCGACAGGAACGGGGTTGCGAACGACGAGATATCGGTCGAAACGTTTGCCGTCGAGGACTTTCGAGAGGCCGAACTGCATGACGCACTTCGTTTTACCTGAACCTGCGACGCCTCGCACGAACTTAGCCTGAATATCGTCGTTGCCCAACAGATCGAATAGACAGCGCTGCTCGACGTTCATCGGCTCGAAGTCCTTGATCGGCTTCGACCGCACATCGATGAGCTGGCGTCCGTCGAATCGCTTTGGTTCGCCAGCGACGATCACGTACTGATTCACGTAGAAGTCGAGCGCCTGGACGCGAGCGTCATCCATCGATTCTGCGACGTATGGTTCGACCCGAAGCGAGGAAGGGTCGATATGAAACGCCTCCCTTAGAACAGTTCGCGCCCGATCGCGACGACCGGCATTCCGCGTGCCTCGAACTCGACAAGGCGATACTCCTTCGCCGACTCGTCGTATGTCTGTCGGAACATCGTGAGGTTCATACCTCGCCGCCAGTCGCGCATCGTCTGATCGAAGTCCTCGACATGAGCGTTCAGAGGTACGCTTCCAGCGATGACGTACCAAATCTTCGTCAACCGTCGCTCCTCCTTTCGCTTATGCGAGTTCGCCTGAAAGCGTCCTGATCGAATTGAACTCGGTCTTCGCATAGGTCGGCTCAACCGAGTATCCCTCGCCGCTCACATCGACTTGAACGCGTACGGCATCGGGAAATGCCACCTTAATCGACTCAACCAACTCCGCGACCTTCTCGCTCTGCGACTTCTCGTTCATCGCTTCCATCGTCTCCCTTCGTTTGTTACGAACACTTCGACGCGCCACACTCGCGGCAGACGCATGACGCCTTGTCGAACGCCTTCTGGCCGCACTCGCTACACTCGACCAGGCGCGACTTACGCACTTCGCCGACGACGCGTTCGATCTCTGCGAGAGGAATCGTCCCTTCGACGGGCGGTCGCTGGATGACTCGTTCTTTACCGGGAAACTTCACGCCCTTGTACGCGACCTCATCGATCATCTTCGCAACCTGCGACGGCAGCGAGAACATCGACGACTGACCGCGACGAAGATGATCGACGACTTGAGCGACGTTATCGCTCGTCCCGCCGTAGCGAAGCATCTGCGTAGCCATTCGACCGAGCGCCTGAGCCGTGTCAGCGATCGTCGCGTCGTTCGCGTTGACGAAGACCTCGAAGGGCTGTCCGTTCTCGTCGATGTTGATCGTCACATACGCCTTCGTCGTCTTCTCGCCGATCGTGACGTGGATCTTGTCGGTGAAGCCGTAGACGCGCGACGGGCGCTTGGTGAACGAAGGACCATCGAGCGTGATCGTGTGTACGTATGCGCCTTCGGGCGTCTCGCCGCTGGTAATCGCCTTGACAATCGTCTCGACGGTGATCGTCGCGTCGTCGTCCTTCTTCGCCTCAGTCGTCGTGCCCACGCTCAACACTTGCCCGAAGCGTGAACCATCGCGATAGACGGCGATGCCCTTCAAGCCGTGCGTCCACGCCATCTCGTAGACGGTGCGCACATCGTCGATCGTCGCATGGTTCGGGAAGTTGACGGTCTTCGACACGGCGGAGTCGATCGGTGCGTCGATCACGTCGAGGTCGTCCTCGCCCTGGAACGCGACCTGCATCGCTACGTGCGCTTCAGGCGAAATCTCGTTGGCGACGACGAAGACGCGCTGCCAACGCTCAGGAACGCCCTCAACGCCACGGCACGAACCGCTCGCTGCGATGCGCTCCATTAGCGCATCGGAATACCAGCCTTCGTTCTTGGCGATCGAAGCGAACTGACCGTCAACGTCGATCATCGTCTCACCCGCCTGATTGCGAGTAAACGCGAGGGCGAACTTCGGCTCGCAACCGCCCGAAACGGGCATCGTCGGCGTCGCGGCGAGGATCGAAATCGTGCCAGTCGGTGCGATCGTGGTCAGCGTTGCGTTGCGAACCTTGACGCCTGCCGCCTCCCACGCCGAGCCGTACCATTCGGGGTAGACGCCGCGCTCCAAGGCGAGACGAGACGATTCGGTCACGCTCTCCTGCTTAAGGAACGACATGACCTGACGAGCCTTCGCGCATCCTTCGTCGCTGTCGTACGCTAGACCGAGCTGAACGAGCATCTCCGCCCATCCCATGATGCCGAGTCCGATGCGACGGTCGGCCATCGCCTTCTGACGCAGTTCATCGATCGGGTACGTATTCGCGTCGAGGACGTTGTCAAGGAAGTGCGTGGCAAGGTGCGTGATCTTCGCGAGGCGTGACCAATCGACGTGTGCGTGAGGCGTGTACGGGTTTAGGACGAAACGAGCGAGATTGATCGATCCAAGCGTGCAGGAACCGTACGGAGGCAACGGTTGCTCACCGCAAGGGTTCGTCGCCTCGATCGTCTCAACGTGGTTGTTCGGATGACGACGATTCACGCGATCGATGAAGATCACGCCTGGTTCGCCGGTCTTCCACGCCGACTCGATGAGCTGCGTCCAGACGTCGTTCGCGTCGAGTTGACCGACGACCGCGCCATCCTTCGGATTCACGAGGTCGTACGAACGCTTCTCCTCGACCGCTCGCATGAACTCGTCGGTGATCGCGACCGAGATGTTGAAGTTCGTAACCTGCGATAGATCGTCCTTGACGTGGATGAAGTCGAGAATGTCGGGATGATCGACTCGAAGCATTCCCATGTTCGCGCCTCGACGCGTGCCGCCTTGCTTGATCGCCTCGGTCGATGCGTTGTAGACCTTGAGGAACGACACAGGACCGCTTGCAACGCCTCCCGACGATCGAACCGATGCGCCGTCGTGACGTAGGCGAGAGAACGCGAATCCCGTCCCGCCGCCCGTTTGGTGGATCAGCGCAGCACGCTTCATCGTCTCGTAGATGTCGGCAAGCGAATCATCGACGGGAAGAACGAAGCAGGCGCTCATCTGGCCGAGCGGCGTTCCTGCGCCTGTGAACGTCGGCGAGTTCGGCATGAAGTCCTGGTCGTCGATCATGCGATAGAAGGCGTCGCCGAGTCGTTCGACCTCGTCATCAGTCGCGCCATACGCCTTATCGACAGAAGCGATCGTCGTCGCTACTCGATCGATCATCTCGTTCGGCGTCTCCTTCGTTCCATCGGGCTTGAGTCGTAGATAGCGCTTCTCCAGAACGGTTCGTGCGATGTGAGTCGAGTCCATCCGATACCCCTTTCGATATGGAATCGAGGAGTGACGCCTAAGCGCCTACCCCTCGTCGATGACCAGTCGTGCGTTCGGGACGTAGACGAGGTCGCACGTCTTGATCGTGGACTTAATCTCGTCCTCGGTCGAAGCCTCCTCGTCCGTCTCGCCGTCGTTGAGGCAAACGAGGCGATAGCCGTCGCTCGCCTTCGTGAGAACGTAATGGAACGTATTGTCGCCGAGCGTCTGACGATAAACCCCGCCTACGTGCAACTCGACATCGACCGGCTTCGACTCCTTGCGAATGACCTCGATCTTCATCGTGCTATCGCGCTCCCTTCAAGACCAACGTTGCGTCGGGAATGTACGTGATATTTGAGTCAGGCGTGTTGAGAATCACGTTGTCGATGCCGACGCTGGAGTACGAATCCGTGAGTCGCTCACCGTTGGTCAGCGAGACGAAGTAGAGAAGGTCGATGTAGTCGCACATTCCGACTCTCTTCGATTCGGTCACGAGCAGCATCGCACTCTCGCCCTGAACGTAGACACCGCCTGGTACGACGGGTACGCGCTCCTTCTTCGCCTCGGTGCGCTGGTCAACGATGTTCATCGACTAAGCGCCCTCCTTCGGCGTTATGTGCAGTTCCGCGTTCTCGACGAGGACGTACCAGCCATCGGCGATCGCACAGCGAATGTACGCCTCATCGCCAAGCGCGTTATGCCCGTCATAGAGAGCGCCGTTGCGGAGCATGATCGACTGTAGGCGATCGTCGATTCGTACGAGCAGTCGGTACTCGTTCTCCTTCGTGTTGAGGTAAACGCCCGGAACGACCGGCTCGACATGCGGCGCATCCTTCGGTTCCTGCGTCTTCACGACGACCTTTAGCATTTCAATCGTCTCCCTTCGTATTCATCGGCCAATCTCGATACTTCTCGACCCAATACGTCCCGTCGCTCACAGTCGCCTCAATCCACTTGAGCGTCACGGACGTCTGTCCATCGCTCAACTCGTCGCTGGCGATGTAGAACGTCTCTGACGTCTCCGGTCGCACAATCGCCAGAACGTCGTAGTCGCCTTTCGCGTACGGCGGATCAAGCGACACCTTCATCGTTGGGTCGATGGTACGCGACTCTACGCGAGCCGTCTTCGTCTGTACGCGCTTCAGGAGCGCATACTTCACGCCGTCAACGTCGACCGTCGATCCATCGTCGACCAGGAGGTCGTAGACGGTGATCGGGAACGGACGACCGACGACGAATCCTCGCTGAACCAAGTCGATCTCAACTGTCATTTCTGATAGAGCGCCTTTGCGGTTCGTATCCGTGGATGATCGCATCCTTTCGTCGATAGGATCGCCTCCTGCACGTTACTGCCGTTCGGTGGTTCACCTACACGTAGTCGCACAGGAGGCGTTTTGGGTCGTCATGTCGATTACTCGATCGTCACGTCGGCACCGAGTCTCTTTGCCAGCTTCGCGATCAGGTCTTCGACCCACGCATAATCGCGGAAGCGATAGTTGTCCTCTGGCTCGCCGCCATACGAGCCACGACCGATCAGTTCGCCGTCAACATAGACCTCGGTCTCCTCGGAACCGTCGCCGAAGTCGTCCACCTCGCCAAGACTCTTGATAAGGACCTTCGTCATCACATCGCCTCCTTCTCGACCAACTCGTCGCCCTCGATCACATAGCGACTGAAACCGATTCGATCACGCCACACCCACAACTCGACGCTCGTATCGGGCGGAAGCGCATACTTGGCGATCAGCTCACGCAGCTTGTCGATGTCCTCGCGATACATCGCCGGCGTGATCGTCGGTCGCTTCGTTCGCTTCGACTGCACGAGGACCAGGCGATTGTTGCCGATACCGACGACGTCGATTGCGCCATGCGAGCCGCGCGATTCGACGCAGTAGTAGCCGAGTGATTCGAGTTTGGCGCGGATTCGTTTCTCCGCGGCCTTCCCTCTGTCATAATTTGTAACTATAGACTCCGCCCCTTCGCTTTCGATTCGTTGCTGTCGTTCTCGCTCATGACGACGCTTGGCAGACTCGCTCATCTTCGACTTTGCTTCAGGCGAGAATCGATAGCCCGTCTTTGCTTCGCTTATTCGTCGGCAGGTCTCTTTGGACACCACTCGATTGCGCCCTCGCTGAGTTCTGCGTTCTCGTTCCTCGGGTAAATTCCCGAACCACTTCTGAAACGCGCTCACTTTCGACTTTGCCTCGTCGGTATGGCGCTTCCCACGTCTTGACTCGCTCATCCGTCGACGAATTTCAGGCGAGTGGACCCGACCACGATGAGAACGACCGATTTTCTCACGAGTCTCAGGCGACATAGCGATGCCAGGAACGCCCTCGCCTCCGTCCGTATGATTCGTGAGTCGATGACCGATTGAACGGTAGTAAGCGATCCAGTAACGCTCGCGCTCGACCCAATCGCCTTCGGGCGGCACACATTCGATTTCGACCATCTTGATCGCTTCACCGCGAGCCAAAACGGACTTAATCCAGTTCGCTCGATGCGTCTTTCTCGCAAGCGACGACGGGGCAAGGTGGTTCGAGAGTCTGCGGCTCATGTTCGTCGTCTTCCCCACGTACCGAACCTCGCTAAAATCAGGCTCGTACAAGGCGTAGATGTACGCGCAGCGCTCGTCTGTAGCCGTAGCCTATGACTCCTCCTTCGCCAACGTCGCTTCGAGTTCGCGTAGTTCGGCGACAACAGCGGTCAATTCCGCCCAACGGTCCTCGTCCCAACCGAAATCCCACGACTTCTCCAATCGCTCGGCCATCTTCGTCAACTTCTCGCGCAGGGCGACGATGTCGATTGGCATCACTCGCCGTCGTCCTCGTCGGCTTTGTCATGTATGCCTGCATCGCCGAGAATGTACATCTCGTCGAACAACTCGTCAGTCATGCGCTGGAAGTTCGTCAGCCCATCGTCCGAGTGCGATTCCGTGTCGAACGTCAGCAAGTGGTCTGCGATGAACTGCGCGAACCTCGCCTTGTCGTGAACCACGTATCCAGCGTCGGGCTTCTCCTCACACGCGATTACCAACGTCTCAATCGGCAACTCGATAACGATACGATCACCGACGACCTTTGCGGTAAACTCTTTCGACATTACTCGCCCTCCTTCGCCTCAAAGCGATAACCGCCGTCCTTCGCACACTGACGCTTGAACGCGCAGAACATGCACTTGTCAAGTTCTGCGACCGGAATCGTCCCTTCCTCGACAGCCTCGACGATCTTCGCGAATCGCCGCACGATCGCATGTCCATCGCTCTCCGACGACTCGACGACGACGACGTGAACGTCCTTCGACTCGTCGGTCTTTTCGGGCTTGGCGAAGGACTCGTAGTGAACGATGCACCGCCGAGGCTTTTCGACGATCGTGCCGTCGTCGAGTTTGAACGTCAGCAGCGAGTAGGCGGTCATCTGCGCGGTCGTGTATGACGGGACGCCTCGACGACGAACGCCATCAACGCCCTTCATCTTGTCCTTCGACTTGTAATCGAGCAGGACGTACTCGCCGTGGCTGATAACGCCTGGAATCGACTCACCGACGTATCGCAGGATCGCGTCGGTCTTGCCGCGAATCGTCACGTTGCGCTTCTTACCGCCGAGAACGACATGATACGAACTCTCAGCGACGACCTCGTTCGCGACGACCTCGTAGTTGACGGCATCGCCGAGTCCAGCGGCGCGAAGGACGTCGGCCATCTTCGCATGATGTCGCTCAGTCTCGCGGTGATACGCGTCGCCGTTTCGGGCGCGTCGAGTCTGCCACGGTACAAGCGGTTCATCGTCGCTTGGAGCGCCTGACATATCGTAGTAGAGTTCGCGGAGGCAGGCGTCAGCCCGCGAAGGACTGAACGTATACTTCGCCTTGACGTAGCGCCGGCGAGGAAGTGCGTCATACGCTTCAACCTGCGCCTTCCACATCGAGGCGATCGTGTCGGAGGCGCTTGGGTCGAAGTTATCGTCGTGCGCGTCGGAGTCGTCTAGAATCGGGAGTTTCGGCAACTAATCGACTCCTTTCGTTGGCGCATCGACCTTGAGCGATGGAATCGGCCACGGCGTCATGATCTCGCCGCTGTAGCCGTTCTCGCGCATCCACGCGGCAAGCGCATCGCGGAACTCGATCTGAAGTCGATGATGCTCGTTGTTCTCGTCGACCTTCGACGCCCAATTGCCGTTACGCGTCAACGGAACGCCGTTCTTCGCAAGGCGACTGATTCGCCACTGAGACGGTCTAGTCGACATTACGCATCTTCCTCGCTTACTGCACGCCGCCAGTCGTCTTACCGTTCGTTCCTTCGGAACTCCACGCAGGCGCGTCGGTCGTCGTCTCGTCGCCATCCTTCGGCTTGAGCGTAAGACCCGCGATCAGAAGCGAGAGCTGAATCATCCCCGAATTCTGCGTGATCGCCTGAAGCATCGACATGAGGCGTACTTCCTCGACGGACTTCTCGCCACTCGTGGTTAGCGCGACGATCGCCTTGTTCGCGGCGTCGGCAAATGCGGTGTAGGCGACACGAGCGGCTTCAATCGACTCGGCGGCGGCAGCATTCGGACGGATCTGCGACTTCTCAGCGTTCTCATGCGACATGTGAATCATCGTCCTCCTTCGATTTTGCGAACCAATCCTTCGGCTTGTACTCGTCGGCCCAACGAGGCTGAATCACGGTATCGCTCTTGAGCGGGACTGACAACTCGACGGTCCTCGTCATGCAGCGCTCAATCTCGGCAATCGCTTCAGGCGTTACGTCCTCGATCGGTACTTCGAGCATCGCTTCGTCGTGAATCGACGCGACGAACTTCCAGTCGCGACTCTCGCACAACTCGAACAAGGCGATGATGTTCTGCTTCAGAATATCCGCCGCACCGCCCTGAATCGTGGCATTGATCGCCTGACGCTCGTCGCTAGACACGGCTCGGCGCAGTTCCCACATGCGGTCGATCTTCGCCTTCACCTCGTCGTACTCGCGTTCAGCTCGACGTACTTCCGCCTCCGTTTTCGCTTCATCGATCTGTCGCTTCAGCCTCCACAACGCCGACTTCAACGATCGCGCGTTTGCCTCAAGGCTGCGGAGTTCAACGCGGTTATCGCGATACTTCGGGAATCGACGCTTCCGACCGAACAACGTCTCGCTGTGAGCGATGTTTCCCTTCGTAGCCATCGCCTGAAGGACGCCTCGACGAAACGGTTCGAGTCCTGGGAACGCGCTCGTCATGCCAGCGAAGAACTTCTCGGCAACTTCGTCCGTAACGTTCATCTTGCGTGCGAACGCCTTGGGCGACTGGCCGTAGAGGTACGCCAACACGCCAGTCTTCATTAGAAGACGAGGGGAGAACGTTCCGGTCGGGTCCATCGCCTTGTCGACACACGATTCATACGGCAGATTGAACGTCTGCATCGCCATCGTCGTGTAGAGGTCGACGCCATCGAGGTAAATCTGCCGCATCGAGTTATCGCCGTAGGCCGTGTAGAGATAGTGAGCGATCACACGCGGTTCTCGGTTATACCGTCTCTTTCGAGATACTTGAACACCGACGATTGTCGGTCGGCCTAGACTATATCTTCATCTTGGCGAGATGAAGCGTTATGCCGACTGCCACGCCTGGTACATGGCAGCGACTTCTTCGTTCGTCAGTCTCACGACTGTATATCCACGAGATTCGTAGAACGCTGTCTTGATCGCGTCCTTCGCCTGCTTGTCGTCGTGTTCGTGCCACGAGCCGTCAATCTCGTAGATGACCATGCGCTCCTCGTCGATGAAATCAGGAACGAACTTCGGCGTGCCATACCGCTTCTTGCCGCCTATGCCCGTTCCAATCGCCTTGTTACAAACGAGATGCGAGTTCATTTCGTGAAACATCTGCTCGTAGACGGTGCGATAGCCTGTGCGACGATAAAGGTCTTGCGACGCCATTACTGATCGTCGACCGATCTCAGCCGTCTGCCGGCGTCCCTCCTCGGTTTGGCCGTAGTTCTCGACGCCGTATCGCTCAAGGTTCGCCTGCTTCATGCCGTCCAAGATGCGTTCCATGATGTCGGGATGCTGCGCGGGATGACGAACGCCATGCGCCTCAAGCATCGACGCTTCGTACCTCGCACGGTATTCGGCTGTCTGGTGACTCCGACTCGCCTTCATCATGCTCTCGGACGTCTCTTTCGTCAGGCCCTTGTTCCACGCCGTTATCTTCGTGAACTTGGCGTCTGGATCGAGTAGTCGATACTCCTCGCAGGTCATGCCGTGCGTCTTAACGTGGGTTGGGTTAACGAACCCGCGCATCTCCTTGCCGCAAACGGCACAACGGTATATCTCGCCCAGTCGGTTGTCTCCTTTCGCATGTAGTACCAGGTGATGCCTCGCCAAGAGCCTGCCTCGTAGTCGTTGAACCTTCGCCATAGGCGTTACCCGTTAGGCGCTTGGATGCTGATTACCCAATCCGATGTCTTTTCGAGCGTTCACGCTTGCCGTTTCCAGCTACGTTGTAGCGCCATCGGCTCTAAGGGCGTTCCAGCAGTTGAGCAGGTTGTTTTCCATACGTCACCGCATGGGCAGACGTAAGTTCATCTGCGATAG